GACTCTCGTTCCCTTCTTCACTTCTCTTCCAATTCCTCAGCAATTTCCAATTGTTCCAACGCCAATGTTCCCGGCTTGTGAGCGGGCCTTTATAATAGGAACTAACATTGGAGCAACTGGTCATGCTGAGTAGCTACGCTGTCTCCTGTTTGTCGGAGATGAGGTAGCCTAAATGCAGTAACAGTTTCGGATGATATTCGTACCTGATGCATGGTGATTGGAACTTTGAGCAGCTAACTCAGGGAGTTCAATGAGGCTATCATTATCACCTGTACTTCAAGTTGACCTGCTGAATCTGTTTGCAACCAGTCTCAACATGACATGCGGAATACTTCTCCGTGTTCTGTTACTTCACTTCCTACTAATGCCAAATATGTTAGCAATACTACATGCGGTAATATTGCTGAAATATTCGGTTTAAAGATGGCGGGAGACGAAGTCTCACGGCTAATAATAAATAATCTTTTAACAGAATTATTCTTATCTTTCGTGAAACTTCGTTTCCCGTATTTTAACTACTGGCAGAAGTAATAAGCATGTTCGCTCATCAACAACTCTTTCGTTACGATGTTCTCATGGTACATGTTGATGCCACCAAGTTGCTTAGCCAAATGCTCGAATTGATTGTTATCAACGAACACCTCAATGTAGGCAGCTCTGATTACATCCATCATCTGTGGTGCATCAGCCAAGCAGCAACGGAAGCAGTCATGGATTGATGTAAACCCACGAAGTCCAGCTTTCTTAGCATGTTTAGCAACAACACGAGCCACCAAAGCATCGATACCTTGGATGTAGTTAACAACAAAGGTACGAACAAATTCCTCTTTAGTTGGATTTGCTGAACGAATAGACCATGCTTTGCCTTCATTCTGTTGTCCAAAGATGACACGAGTTTGTGAGTCAACACGAATTGAGAATGGCTCACATACTTCCTCAGATGGGAAGCAAGGCTTGTGTACAACTTGTCCATCAGTGTGACGATATGAGAAGAACTCTTTGCCAAGTTTCACACACATTGCGAGAACAGCTTTCTGAGTCTGCTCAATGAACTTGTTAATCTTCTCGCCAAGTGCTGCATGAACTGCATCAACACAAAGTTCAGCGAAGTCATCAAGTTTAGAGACGTCAATCTGCAACTGCTGTTTGACATACTGGCAGAAATCTTTGTTGCCCAACAGTGCAGCAGTACCACCACCATATTGCACAGCCATGTATGGAGTCTTGATAAAGTTGCGACCTGTTTTCTTGTTCAGGTGAGCATCGAGAGTTGCTTGGTCTGGTTGGTAAGATGAACGAGAAAGCAATTTCATCAATTGAACCAGAGACAGTTGATATGGGTCAGCAGCTTTGGAATCAGAATCAACCAATCCTGTTGCCTGTGCCATTTCAAGATTGCCTGCAATGAATGCCAGATATTGAGTACCTGAACATTTAGCATCAAGACCAAATCCTACACGAGAATCACATGCACCTGTTGTTTCGAACTGGAACCAATCAAGAGCCAGACGAACATATGTGAATGGCTTCTTAGGTGCATCATCACGAGACAACAAGTTTTGCAAAGCACCTGATGGATTCTGTGCTACACGGGTGAGCATCTTTGCATCACACCATTTGCCACCAGCAATGTCATCGAGCTCTGCCATGAACATGTTGTATGCGGCAGTTGTTGAGCCGTCAGCATTGAGCTTATTGACCACGTTCTCAACATTGTGAGAATACAAGCAACGAGCAAAGTCACTTGATTGTGGATTTGGGCCAGCACACGCAACGTGATACAAACGACCACGATTGTCAGCAAAGTATTCTGAGAACAGAACATCTTGTGCAGCCATATTCTTAGCAGCATTCCAGACGTGAAGTTCTTGCAGAATTGCAGGTGCAAATGTCTTACCAACTCGTGAATCCATGTCAATCATCTTGCTGATGACATTAACCATTTGCAGGTCGACGTGATACTCGGTCGATTGCAGGAAATCAATTGCAGCGGTCAGAGTCTTACTTGCTTTGACCTTGCCACCTTTCACCATAGGCTTGCGACGATTCTCAGCCGTGATTGGTGTTACAAATGGGATTGCAGAATCCTTAGTTGTGATGAGCTCAATCCAAGACTCAGTCAGTTGGAACGACTTGTCCTCATTCATTGAGATGAAGCCAAAGTGCTTAGCCAATCCAATCAGATTGATGGTTGGGTCGACATAGTGGTATTGCTTCATGTCGTTGTTAGATGAGTTAGCCTTCTTGATAGACGCTTCTGCAAGTGCAACAAGCGACATGGCTGGTACAACATCGTCACGAGTGAGAGCCGTCAACATGTGGAAGATTGCGAGAGACGCAATAGCACAAGTCTGTGGAGCAAACACATCACGCTTAGCACGGAATACGAGTGCAGCGATTGAAGGAACAACAGATTTAGTAGTTTGAATTGAGATAGTCATAATAAGCTCCAATTATTGTAGTATCCACATTCAACTAATGCCGATGATTAGCAGAATGCATGAGTGAGGGATTTAGTTAGCGTAGCCATCCCACGACTGATACAACTGTGGAGCACAATGATGAAGCGAGTGGTGTTGACGTTGACTCATCACCTAACTTGTTTGGCTGTTGTAACTCAACCGATAGGTGAGAAAAAGTTGGAATAGGGACCGTATTTATCTCCCGATAGGGAGGTGGACACTCCCTCCTTTCGCCTCAAAAAATAAATTTTATATGTCACACAATTAGATTCGTAGGCCGTCCCAAAAATTTTTTATAATAGGAATATTTGGAGCCGTTAATATTGAAACAGCTTTGAGCCGTAAATATTGTAGCAATATTGCAGCAATATGAGCCGTTAATTTGTGGAAATATTTGTTGTTTTTGGAGTGTTCTTAATCGGTTTTCCGTTCGAAATTGGAATAATTTGGTGCAGTTGACCGACCAAGAACGAGTAAATTTCTTTAAGAATAAGCCAATACTAGACTTATTATTAAGGGAATTTTGTATTTATTAGCCTCAAAATAGTGCTTTTGCTATCGCAAATTCACCATTTCTCAGCATCAACTTAAGAAAATTAACAGAATTAAACCAAGAATAAACCAGCCCATTACTCATTTCCTAAATATTTGAAGAATGTGTGTCTCTCGACTCTACCCAACTTGACCACTCTTTGAAACTTACATTTCTCCCCAATCGAGCAGAAGTGAGTGGCGGTTGTTTTCCGAGAAGATGGAAACAGAACAGCATGCATCGAAACTTCCAAAGTATCCAGCACAGCTTGTTTCTCAGTTTCCCCATGTCGTTTGATAATTTGACGGAATGTTGTGTTTTTCTTTCCACTATTTCTCGTCCATGCAAACTGGTTAGGTTGGTATACAACTTTGCAAATGGTAGTTGCGAATGGCTTTCCATATTCTGTTCGATTACGAACGACATTAGCAACCATAGTCTTACCAGTTTTCGATTCACCTCTCGCCTCAAACCAGACAACTTTCGCCAAGCATTCTAGCTCTTGCTGTTGTGTATGAGATAGTTTGAGATTTCCATCTAAATAAAATTGACTTGCAATTTGTGAAGCAGATTGTTGAAATGCCCCAACCGAAGCTGGAGCATTGTTGCTCAACATCCCTGCCAAGACAAATGCAAGCACCTTTGCTGTTAACATTGGCGCTTTCCATTCTGTTATTTGGCCTTCTTAAACCAAGTTGCAGGATTGAGTTGTTTCAGTGCAGCAGCGAAACAATCGCGGAGAGTTGTGATGATGAGGTTAGCACCAATCACACCAACAACAATTGCAGCAATCAAGGCATGTTGTGGACTCTCTTTGAACAAGTCCCCAAATCCCGGAAATGCAAACACGAATGTTCCAATTACCGTACACAGTGCAGCATCGAGAAGAGCTTTTGCAAGCCCTTCTGATTCATATGCCCCACGAATTAGGGCAGTAAGTCCAGCAAGCAATCCATGAAAGACGCCATGTTGTTGCATGAGGTCAATTAGAGATTGAAGCATTTGCCTGTCCATTTTGTTTTCCATCAAACTATATTGTGAATTACAATACTGATGAGTGATGCAGGATACCAAGTGTTGCTTGATGTCTCTGCGGAAGTTAGTCCCACAGTTTTCAAATCAGCAAATACAAAGCCAGAAGCAACGTCTGTGGTTCCCTCGCCTGGAACATTCTGACTTCCATATATCTTCTCAGTTGTTGCAGCCCAACCACCATTTGAGTTGGCACCTTGAAGGTGTCTGGTGAAGATTGGGACAGACTGACTTGATACTGGTGTGTCCAGTTCCAAACGAATTGCTGAACCGTAGTACTGGATTGCCGCAACTTGTCCACCAACAGTCATCCCAACTTGGTCGTAAATGAACGCACACAGTCCAAGTGTCACTGATTGACCAACGGTTACGCCGTGGTTTGTTGAGAGGATTGTAAACACAGCATTAGCACCAATCGAACCTGTCAAGGTCAATCCGGTTATGGTGTAGTCGCCAATCTTCTTTCTGCGTCTTGTTGTTGTGGAGCCGGGAATTACTTCTGTGTCATTGTCAACAGAAACCAATGAGACTTTAGTTTTATTCAGTTGCACAAAGTTGTTTGATGCTTCCCAAGTCATTGTGAATGTTAGGTGATTTGCATCAATGGCTGTCAAGATGATGTTCTGATTACCAAACAAGGCATAAGAACCCCACGCATGAACAACCAAACCCTTATCCAACTGAATGTCAGCAGTTCCATCGAACGGCACACCATTGATGTTTCTTGGCGTTTGCAACTTGGTCGCACTGACTGCGTTTGCGCTCACACCCAACTTGGTGGCTAACCCACTGTCAACGTACGCTTTGGCGTTGGTTCCCCAAACAGTACCAACAATGTTTCCATCTGTGCCATATCGTGCAGAACCAGCAGTTAACATCCCTCTTGCACCAACAGCACCTGTCGGAGATACGACAAGGTTTACATCAACATCGCTGCCGATATTCACCTGACCGTCACTAAGGATTCTGACAAAACCAACTGATGCTGGAACTCCGACATTCTTAAATTCAATCGTAGTCCCATCTGGCAGGATGCCCAACTGACCTTTCTCAGCATTGGCACTGTTTCTCAAACTAATCCAAGCGCCAGTGGATGCTGTGTTGGTTTTAACTGTTATGACTTCTCCGCCACCAGCTTTGGTAGCAGTCAAGTTCCCAACCTGCATTGCAGGGGCAATAACGGTTTGGCCGAAGATGTGTTGGAAGTTGTTGTTTGCAACATCGTAATACATGTTGCCATTCGAGGACAAGCCAATTGCCTGTCCAGAAACCAAGTTCGCAACAACAATATCAGCACCAACACCAATCTTACCGACTCGCCAAGTTGTACCTGTTTTGGCTGCATTGGAACCTGCAATGTAACTCGGTTCGTTGTCTGCATCAGGTGCAATTTTCAGGGAGATTCCACTGCTTTGGATTTCAACATCTGAGTTGAAGTAGTGAACACCGTTGGATGCAGACCGATAGAAAATATCGCCGCCGTCATTGAATAACAGAGATTGTCCAGAAACAGGATTGACCCAACCAGATGTTCCATCATCCTTGAAATATAGTTCGCCATATCCCTGACGTCCAAACTTAACAGAGTCGGAATCACGAAGTCCAGCAAACCAAACATCCAAATTGTTTGCAGCATTCTTGCCGACAAGGTAATTCGTCTGTCCATCTGAAACAGGACGGAGTGCAATCGCAGCTTGGTTTACACGAACGGCAAGAGAGCCGCCCATGGTGTCACCAGTTCGCTGTACCGCATTCACAATACGGGAATCATCTCCCGCAGCAACAGTGCCAGCAGAAGTCCCAACATCCAAGAATGCGGCACCTCTGAGGGCATTTATTAATGCACTAAAAGACCAACCTTTGGCCATCATTGTTCCTTAAAGTGTTGAAACTTGTTTGGCAGACAGTGCTTCATTCCAGATTCGAAGATTCCGGAATCCCCACACACGAGCATCGGCAGGCTGTCTCCCAAGAATTGAGAACTGCAACTTGCCGTCTGTTGCTGTTTGTGCAGCAATTGCCCGACCGGATACATAAACACCGTTGAGATAGATGCGGACAAACGTACCTTCCCACACACAAACAACACGATACCAAGTATTGATTGGCCCTGTTACCTGATGTGTTGGTGAAGTTTGCCCAGCAGTCTCAGCACTGATTACACTGCCGCCGCTAAATGAGATGCCAATTGAGGTAATCCCAATGCGAACAGAAGCAGCTGTGTCTGCTGGGACACGTTGAGTGCTAGACATTACATCAACAGCGATTGTCGTTGGCTTTGTCGGGTCTGCAACATTGTTGGCTGAACCAAAGCCATATGTGTTCTGCCCGTTTGTTGCAGTCAATCTGTCAAGCATTGAGAAGTTTGGTTCCCAAGCCCCACTGTCAACTAAGCCAGAACCCAGTACGATGTTTATGTCAGACGCCAGAGGCATCTGGAACGTTGGTGATGGAGTTGCATAGTCAGCTTCATTTGTTGCCTTTAAAACTGGAAATGATAGTTCGTCAACAAGCTTTGATGTGGTTGTGGTGTCTCCTGCAACAGCATTGCCGGAGGAATCGATACCAACCAAATTGTTCCCATTCTGCAAGAACAACCCACTCCCATTGGATATCTTGGTTGTCTTCCCTGCATCAAAGAAAACGTTTGTGTTGAACTGCACATCACCTGTATACGTTCCACCAGTTGTTGGTACAGCACCAATCAAGAGGGCAGTTAACTGGTGCGGATTGTTTGTGTCATTGGCATGAGACAGAACAAGATTATGATATGTCGTAACCAGCGCATCAATCTCAGCTTTGTTATATGCACCAAGACGGTCAGCAGTTAGGTGATGTGGATTTCCTGTGGTGTCTGCAATATGTGCAGCAATAGCAGCAGCAATATTTACATACTCTTCACGAGAAATCTGGATTGAGCTTCTTGTCCAGTGTGCACTGTTCTGAGATGGTGGGAGTGTTCTGCTTGGTGCAGCAACAGTCGCAACGTAAATTGCCCCATCCAACTCATCCCAAGCAATTGAGCCTTTTACATATTGGACGTCAGTTCCCCACTCCGCAGCACCACGTTCAGCAATTGCTAAAATTGTGGTGTCAACTTTCCACTGCAAGTAGTTTAGAACTTGGAAGGTAGGGATTTCTGAAATCCAACCTTGTAGATATTTTGCATCGCCTGGGTCACGTCGAAGAGTTGCGCTCGAACTTGTCCAGACTCTGTTTAATTTTGGGCGTATAGCCATTATAGCACCAACATTGTTTTCTGTTTATCGGACAGTTGAGGATACACCTTCAAATACTTAAGGTGCGTCATTTGTGGGACACCCAAAGATTGCAGTAGGTTGGACACAGTTTGTGTCGTGCCTTGCCAATTTGGATAGTCCTTCACAACAGAAACAACAGAATTAAGTCCATCCACACCATGAACATAGATGGATACAGGCAAATCATAGGATTGCTTGGTTATCGTTATCGTGTTTCCAGACAGAGACAAACCACGTCCAGCGATGAAGGAGGGACTATTACTCGTCTCCAAAGTCCAGACACCAACGCCAGCTTGATTGCTAAGTTCAGTCTCAACGTAGACAGACATAAGCTCCACAGGCAGTGCAAAATCTGGATTATTCTTTGTCTCAAACTCATGCCAAGAAGATTCACGAAGTATCTTGTAGCTTCCTGATGAAGTGCTGTGGTATACATTACCTGCACCATCAAGAGCAATGGCATTGCTTCCAGAGCGAAGTTCAACAAAACCTTGCGATGCGACGAATCCCAATGACTTGGTTGCACCTGCAAATAGTATCTTCGACAGGAATGAAACATCCCCTGTAAAAATACCACCACCAACCGGAAGAGTACCGACTTGAGCTGGAGTTTCTCCATGCGCACGGCCTGTTTTCAACTTGTGATAAACAATTGTTCTTGGGCTCGTTGGAGAGCCAAAAACCTCATCCACGTAACTTTTTAAATAAGTCCCGCCGATAATTGAATCAACAGTTTCGTTGTGCGCATGTGGTATGTTTTTGTGCCCAATCAATTGCTGGTCTAGCATGGTTACATAGTTTGTGTATCCATCTGCCGTTGTATCTAGGATGGGCTTTGTTGTCCCACCAGACACAAGTGCCAATACATTCGAACCATTCTTGACTACGGCCTTTGGCTTATATGTCACACTGGCATCTTGGTAGTAAACCATATTTATGATTAACTCTACCAACTTTTCATCAGTCAACTGGGATAGGAAGTTTTGCCATTCTTCCGGTGGCTTCTCAGAAATCCATCCCTGACCTTCATACTTGTTGGCAACGTAGCTGGGATTGGTTGTATCCAAATCAGGGTCAGCCACATTGGTTCCACCAGATGCCCAAGTTTCAGGAAACATTAATCTGTTTGTCATACGAGTGACTCCGGTGGATAATATGTTGATGAGTAAACCAACTGGATTTGTCCTGCGGCATCTTCCAAAGTCACCTGAACACCACAAGGCTTGAACTCTGGAATCATATATGCAAGGATGAGCTTATCTGCAACAGACAAAGTCTCATGGATTTTTATCTCCATCTTGAGGCTTCCCTCAACAATCTCTGTCTTTAAACTTCGCCCAATCATTAAGTCGAGATACATGATTGTTTGTTCAATGGTACAAGCACCAACAATCTTTAAAACCCTTGCACGGATTGCGTTCTTCAACTGCATATCAGTGCGAACAAAGTCACCAGAGTCTTTATCATTATCTGACTTTAAAACACCACCAACACTGGGATTGTTATCATCGCCAGCTGGGAATGCTTGTGGGTTTTTATAGAACCCAAAATAACCAAGTGCTGTGGCACCCGTTATTACACGAGATGCCCCAACAATATAGGCAATGTCATCAACCATTACGCCATAAGAATCTGCCAGATAGCGATAACGGATTGATGCATCGAGTGCCTGCCTTACTTCTGCAATCTCATCAAGGAAGCACTTAATATACTTCTTCAAGTTTGGGGAGTTTGCATATTCAGACAGGAGCATATCTAAACCGCTCTTGCCAGCCATCTTCCACCTATGGTGTGTTTGTTACATCAGTAAAGACAATATTCGCAGCAGTACCATGCGCACGCTTATCAATATCAAGAGCAATTGAATCAGTGTGTGTAGGATTTGCAGCAATGCCTATGAACAAAGAAACAACCTCAATGCCGGTTGTCGCCGTACTCAGTGGTGCAAACAAATGAGACCAAATAACAGAATCACCGGGACTTAAATTATTGAGATAAGTAACCAGCGCACCCTGCAATGCAATCGCAGCATCGTTTGAACTGATGTTGGAGTTTGCACGTCGTTTGAATGTACCAGTTACATAAACCTCTTGCGGAGATGAACGGCTGAACTTCACCTGATGCGGATATCCTTTGCTGTCAGTAATTGTGATATCCTCCGTCCCAAAAGTAGGAACACCACCAGTTTTAGCAGCATAAATGCGAGAAGCAATGTCATTCTTTGTTCCGCCATCAACTACCACAAAGATAGTACCCGATGGCTGAGCACCAATAGGGCTGCCGGTATCATTATCACGAACACGGATGTAAGAAAGATTGAGGCCAGATAGTGCCGCATAGATTGCTTCGACTGTGGCTGAACCTGCAATCGCAGTCGTCCTGTCTCGTCTTGAACGCAATGCAACGTCGCTCTCATATGTTATTCCTGTCTCACCAACATCTGGATTGTTAACACCAGTCCAGCCAGAGATTCCGGTCGAAACTATGTTATTTATTGTGTTTGGGGCAATGTAATACTCACCACTCAAACTTGCAACAACCGTAACATCGCCGGGAATTGTTGTCGCAGTTTGGGTTACAAACTCACGATTCCCGTCAGAAACAATCGAGCCAGCAGGAACTAACGAGCCAGAGGCTCCAGTCAATTCCACAGTTGCTCGTGAGTGCCGGTCTACATATCGTTGAGCATTTGTAAGCTCACAAATGTTATCAAGACCAACACCTTGTACAGAGCCTGGCCGATATGCATTAAACACTTGTTCTGCTTGTGCCCAACATGCGGCAATGTCATCAGCAACAATACCGATAGTTTGGCCATCAGGTGATTCTGGACTTACATCAAAAGTTGTACCAAATGCAGCTTGAAATCTTGTATTCAGGCTTGCGAGTATTGCTGACACAGGTTTTGCAACAAACCCGTTTTCGGTTACACCGTATTGTACTGTCGCCACGTCAGGTACTCCGAGATATCTCCATAATCAGAGATAGCCGTAAATGAAATATTTAACTCACGTTCGCGGTAATCCGCGTCAATGCTTATTTGAATCAGTTGCTGAACGCCATTTGTGCTTCTGATGATGTTCGCAACTGTCGCTTGAATGTCAGATGGGCGAACTTGTTTGGAGAATATCGCATCATACCAAGGAATACCAACGGTAGGGTCAAGCTTCCATTCTCCAAGAAGTGCCAGCAAACGACACTTGCAAAGTTGCGCAACCTGCTCTGCACCAGACACTCTTGTTGTCCCACGACCAATAATAATGTCATGGTTTGAATCAAGTTTGAGGTTAGCCATTCTTCATTGGCCCCGTGTCTTGGCCTGGGCTATTGCTGATGTGATTGTGTCCATCAACTTTAACACCATTGATTGTTAACGAGCCAGTTTGGTTTGTGCTTCCGGTGTGCTCGATGTTCCCAACCATTGTAACGGCTGCACCACCACCAGCACCTCCACCTTGCACGCTGAGTGTTTTGGTGATTGTTGTTGCACCATCCAAAACGATTTTCGGCGCTGTCGCAGTAATCTTAGAGGGCGATTCAATTGAGATTTCCCCTGACGAATTGATAGTGATTTTGGCACTACCAGCGACAAGTTCAATCTGACCATTGCCGTGGAATGTCACTCTTTGGCTTCTTGCCTCATTGCGCATTTCCATAACGTCACCAACAAAGTCGGGTATTGCTTTTGGAATTGGCTGCGTCCCAACTGTACATGTTGCTGCATTGTGTGAATACAACTGACTGAATGCTGGTGCGGGTTTCCCGTCAATGGTTCCTGCTTCATCCTTGTTTTCAAACAGCCAGTGGTCAATACCACGTTGCGCGAATTGAACATTGCAAGGAGTTCCATCAGGGATGGGATGGGTAAAACTCCAGCCACCACCCTGAGTGAACTGCACAGGTACGTGCTGCAATCTTTGTTTCGTATATCTGGAATAAGCTTCCTCATGCCCAATAAACAAACTTTCAATCGCAAGCTGAACTTCACATGTCTGAGATTCAGCATCGAAGTTATAAATATGCCCCGGATAACTCGTGTTAATGTCGGGAGCATTTTGATTATTATTATGACTGGACATTTTCCAAGACACTCACGTCGATTAAAAACAAATTCATTTCCCGCCAACTTAAAACTTCTTGGCTGGGGAATGTTCGGTTTGACGCATACATGTTTGGCAGTGGAGTTTTATACTGCTTCAATATGTCGATGCCAGCACGGATAGGAATACCGTAGATGATATCAGTAGAACTCCAAGACATATCAAACATATAACAGTTTGAGTATTCATTATACCTCAGAGCAGATAATAAAACAGTAACACCATTAAACTCAAACGATACTGCATTGCGGGCAGAGAAAGGAATAAACTTCACATACCCCGTCGGCAACTTACTCATTAATTCTTTAAAGGCTTGTGCTTCGGATTCAACACTCATATCACACCCTTAACAGAACTTGCTGGAGTTTTAAGTGCATCCAGCTTAGCCTGCAACTCTTTCATTTGTTCTGTTGGAGTTGCTTTTGCACTTCCAAGGCCAGGCAATGAAACACCACCCAACACACCAACACCGAGAGAAGTTGCAATCTTCGCAAACTCAGAGTAGTCATACATCGACTCCATCGCTTTCTTGGCCTGCTCGGCAAATTCATCTTTGCCAATCACCTGCAACTCTTCCAGTGTTATTTCGATACTGAGAATTGCGCTTGTGTCTTTGTCATGCTTGCACTCAAGTTTGGTGACAATACAATTCAAATACGGGCCAAGAATGGTGGAGACGTACAGCTTCTTGCCTGTTGCTTGGAAGTTTCGGAATAGGTTGTATGTGGATGTTATTCTGTCCTCTGTTTCAAATGCAGACGCAACAGCACCAGCAATACCACCCACTATCGGAATGATTGGGCTATTGAATATCGCGCCAGTGATAACAGACAGGCCTTGAATGGACGCAGCCCACATTGCAGAGTTTTGCATATTTGATGCAACCGCATTCAGCTTAAGAATTCGGTTTTGCAATATCACGTGGTCAGAAACAACAAAACCAGAACTGACAGGGAAACTTGTAACCTGAGATGTTGCAGCGTGTCCCTCACTAACCATCGCATCAAACTTAAACGAACTAAAACTTTCAGGCACGCCACCGGACATTGTGATATCTTCAAGGGCTTTTGCTACGCCACCTGTGATTTGACCTAGTAGCGACGGCTCTTCTTTCTGAACAGCCTCACCATTTGACCACATGATTATAGATGGGTGGTGCCCGTAATGAAATTTACTGGCAACTTTCCCACCAACATTGCCAGCAAAATCTGTGATTGTATCAATCATTGACATTAGAATTCTACCTCAGTCATTCCAGCACGAGCGTACATGTCCTGCCATTCCATTTCTTTCAACCCCATTGCACTGTTCCCGCCAATAATGGCAGATATGGATGTTTGAAATTCCGTTGTGTGGGTCGAACCAAAGTGAACAACTTCCATGATAAAATATTTATCCTCCATTGCCCACTGGAAGACAGCTTGGTTAGTGTTTAAAACAACACCAGCACCTTGTATGGCTGTGACACCATTTGCCAGAATCTCTTTTCCAAGCAGCGGAGTAACATCAATAATCATGCCTGGCTGTATAGACGCATTTATGAATGTGTTTAAACGATATGTGCAAATGCCAGCAATTGGATTTCCGATAACCTGATTAACATCAAGTCGGATATTTTGCCGGTCTTTCGACATACGAACAACAGCATCTTTATCGCCGTAGGTGTCGGGGAATATTTGAATCTCGCTTGTCGTCATTTGAAACAACAAATTGTATTCGCCCAGTAGTGCGCGAAACTCAACCAAGAAGGTGTCATGAAACACACGACCTCTTAGCAACTTGGCAGCAAGAACTTCATCCTTGACACCAAACTTCGAGATAGTCCCAAACCCATAGTCCTCACACATGGACTTAATTGCTTCACCTAAAGTCGAGCCTGCTTTTATATTCCGCATCTGCTTGAATTGAGTGGAGCCAAGATATGCTTTGGATATGCAATACAATTGAGTGACATGTTCTGGTGAACGTTTGTATCCAACGGCATTTGTTATAACGCCAGAGAACACTGTGTCAGCAGCAGTCAATACAGAGGCCATCTCCAAAGACTTCTGTCCACCACTTCCATGAACAGTTATGTTCGAAGAACTTCCGTCAGAAAGTGTATCTTCATATCCAACGCGAATCTCGATGTAGAAGTTTCCAAACTTCCGGTCTTGCAGGAATTTAACTTCCTCAAGACTTAAATTGTAAAGCGTAACATTTGCAGTGTCAGCAGGCCAACCAACTGTTGAGCGAACCTCAAAGTCAATCTTGTGTTTGCTGAATACTGTCTTCTTACTGGCATCATCCTTGTTAGTGATGATGACTTCAACTCTTCGCATCCACGGCATGGCGGAACCTCAATAAATAATTACACTTTCTACTAATGCTTAAGTAGAGCGCCAGCCCGAAGACTGACGCCAAACCTTAACGTCTTTGTTGAGCACCACTTCCCATGTTTACAGTCTGAGTTGTGGTTTGCCCATTTGTTGCCACAACAGTTGCAGTTGCCTGCTTGTTGTTTACCTGAGCATTGACATTTAAGTTAATGACTGTCGGAACAGGATTGGACATTGGAGAACCAGCAAAGCCACCAGCACCTTGCTGAATTGCACCAGTTGATTTACTCCACTTGCGATATTCCGCAACACGATTCTGAGCTTGTTGTGGTACATGTTTGAGCCAATCATCACCGTAGTTCTTCACAGCCTTATCAACTGTTCCAGCACCATCTGTGTATGCAGCATTGGCTTTCTCATAATCGCCATTATATCGGTCAACCAGAGTCATCATGTATTCACGTGCAAGGCGCTCATCATCTTGTGGAGTGCCATCAGATGGCCTCAAACCAAACCCAGGGTCACGTGCTGTTGAAGGCAGTATCTGGTACTTACCACGAGCACCAGTCGGGCTTGTGATTCGATTGCCATGCTTATCATATTCACGATTTCCAGATTCAGCATTTGGCAAGAAGTGGTCAAGAAACTCTTTAGCTCGACCTTCGAGATTCTCAGCACCAGCAGCAATAGAATTGCCAGCATTAACAACACCATTTCCAACATTCAACGCATCTTGAACACCAGTTGCAGCAAGTGCGGCATAGTTTGCACCATGCTGGAAGTAGGCACTTTGAATGCCGTATTCGGGGCTAGCCCGCCTCACCACGCCACGCAACACTTGTGTATTGGTAACCGCATCATCTGTTTCAGCAGCAGCGCCATCGTCCCGCACGGCCTCAGCAGCGCGTTGCACAGCCCCTTCCCGCTGGTACGTCCGAGCCATGCCGCCCAATCCGGCCATGTCCATTGCGCCAGCTACCCGCGCCTGACTCCACCCACGTTCCCGCCCACGCTCTTGGATTATACGTGCCAGAGCCACTGGGTCGCCCTCAGTCTCGCGTATATCACTAATGGTTAGTAACCCACGCGTTCCCTGAACGAGCCTCACAGCGCCGCTGCTATCGCCATTCAGCAGGGTGTTGTATGCGGAATGTGTGGTTTGTGCCACATTTAGTGCTTGGTTTTCACTTAGACCAAGCATTTCCATGCCTTGCCTTTGACTGGCGAATGCAACTGGATTTGTCATCCCTGCATCTTGAGCTGTGCCCAAAGATTCGTTTGCATTATCAGCAAGTTCAGCACCAATTTGAACAGCACCAGCAGCAACAGCAGCTACACGTCCCCAAGGAGTTGAGGCCATTGCTGTCATAAGTCCGTTTGTTGCAGAACTTACAGAACCGCCAGCAATTCCGCGAGCAACCGCTCCACCAGCGGGGCCACCAAATTGTTCATCCCACGGATTTGGAGTCCTTCCACCGCCACCACCGCCACCACGACGGCCACCGCCACCATTTGAACGGTCAAAACGACTGCGCGAGATACCTTCTTCTTCGAAGTCTGCATCTTCTGCATACTCTTCGTTGATTTCTCGGAATCCACGTCTTTGTCTGTTTTCCTCTTGAGCAAGGAGAATACCCTCTTTAACAGAATTGGTTAATGAGTTTGGATTGCTTTCGGATGGAGCTTGCCCATAAATGGCAACACCATTTCCTGAACCTTGCCCAATAACTGACAATCCTGTCTGAGTGCTGTCTTGCATTACGAAGTTTGGACGGTAGCCGTTATCTTCATTGTTGGGTTCAAACGCAGAGCGACGTCCGGCAAACTCATCAGCGTCAGTTCCCGCAGTTGCAGAGAACCGAGACATTCCACGCTTGCCGCCAGTGTAGTAACCTTCGCCAGAATTCTTTGTGCGGAATCCCCAAATGCCCTCACCAGTCATGGCCTTACGTGCAGCTTGCTCCGCTTCTTCTGGTGTCTTGAAATTGTTGTCAGAACCAACTTCATGTCCAACATCCATTCGAGCAAGAGTTGAATTTATCCTGCTTTCATTTCTGTTAAACCAGTCAGGGTCACGCTCAACCCATTGGCTTCGAGTTTCATTCCCTACAGTCTGCGAAAACAATGTTCGCTGACGATTGGATACCAACATACCAAGTTGCATTTGGTCGTTGTAATCGGGGTGCTCTTTTAAGTCGAAGAACTTTCTTGGAGCTTTGTGCTCCCAAAGTGCATCATCCCCAATTAATCCGTCAGGAGAGTACAGAAAGTCAGGATAATCACTGTTCGTGATTGCACCGGATTCCCCAATATTAAATCCAAACTCTCTACCAACCCTTGCGCGGGCGATAGGTTCCAGTCGGTGACCACGTTCCATATCAAAATTGGAAGCACGTGGCTTCGGATTGATGCCCAACTTGTCGGACATTTCCTTTATTGGACTGGTGTACGCATTGTTGCCAAGATAAGAACCAATGGTTGAGCCAGTAATTGAATACTTGCTTCGCATCGCGTGCCATTCTGGAGAGCCTTGCTCAACTTCATCATGGTACGTTATGGTTGTTCCTGAACTTCTTTGTCCGCCATCCGCAACATCACGGAAGTTTGCATGAGATGCATCGAGGTCAGCAATTGCTTTTTCCTCTCTGCGCATTCTTGCACTATTCCAATTCGTTGGTGAATCCAAGTTTGCTGTGAAACTGGTTCCAACTTCCGCCAAACGTGCGTGACTAAAACTCGGATTGGCAATGCCTACAGGAGCGAAAGATTCCGCATCCATTTTGTCGTGGTTGTTATCCAAGATTGCACGAATGTTTGTTGCTGAATAACTTGGTTCGTCCGCCAATTCTCTTGCAAGGTTGGCATAACCAGAGCGAACATCTGCAACATCATTGTACCGAGTTGCAGAATCCATAATCATGTCATACTCAGAAGTTCGGTGTTTGTATGGATTCATGCCTGTTGAAGCATTATCCCCACCCTTGTAAACCTGAGCAAGATTATGTACAGTTTCTTGAATACTTTTATAAACAGATTGTGCAGCAGGATTATTTTCCGGAAGACCTGTTAAAGATGATGCAAGAGAATACTTCTCACGACCAGCCACAGCAGAACCAGTTGAACCTAGAGGAAGTCCAGCAGCGTTAAGAGGCTGACGAGCATGAGCGACATTCCCAACAACAGACGGGTCGCCAACAGCAGGTAACGTAGACATATACGATACATGAGCACCCATAGCAGAGCTTGCAGCAACTTCCAAGTAACGGCTTCCCATTTGAGTTGCCAAGCGTGCAGAAACTCTTGAAATGTCATGCGCATATTGAGACCCGTTTTCGTACAAAGATTTGTCAAGATACATGTGAGACAGATGCTCATATGAATCCTGAATGTTTCCAAGCTTTGTAGAATACTCTTTAAGGATGTCACCAGAATGATGCCCTTTAATCTCAGGCATGATGTCTTGGTGACCAACTAAAGTATCCCGCATGTAGTTGCTCAAAGCTCGGAATGCCGCTGGGTGAGAATCTTCTTGCTCTTTCGGCAAGTGCATCCAAACATCCTGTGCAGTGGCACCGAGTTGCTTGAGGTAGTCATCAATAGCTTCTACCTGCCAACCAGCACCACTACTCATATAATGTTGAAATGCTCCACCCATTCCAGCGGCATGAATATTTTGAGCTGCGTGTGCAGCATCAGACAGCATATCAGAAGTGCCGTGAAACCCGACCATTTCGTCGTATGTTCCATCAGGGCTTTCTGACATGAGTTCTTTGTTAACTTCCATCCAACCAGACGCAGCACTTTGACTCAATTGTTGAGCCATCTGCGACTTCTTCATACCAGCGTGGAAGGATAGACCATATTGAGCACCTAAACCAATCAACTCTGGTTCTGATAAACTCATCAACTGCTTTAAGCTATTTGCCATTTTCTTCTTCTGGTTTGAGTTTGATTCGTAAATCTAGAATGGCATGGAAAGTCAACAAGTCCATGAGGGAGTAGGTTCCATCTTGCAATTCTTTCAAAGTGCAAAGTGAACTATCTTCCACCACTGGACGGTGCAGAAAGTAGTTCACCTCTGGAAAGAGGGAACTTAAATCTTCGGACTCGAACTCTTCTGCTCGGCCTGCTTGGATGCTTCCTCCACCGCCAACCGTTTCTGTTCGTTCATTTCGAGCCCTTGCTTGAAAAAATCATGGAAGTTGGCTTCGCAAACAAATGCAAACACTTCACACACAAGCATGAGTTCGTTGTTATATTTCATGTCGAATAGGGCTGGTTTAACTTCCATGCCTTCAACGACAGCCATGCACACAACACGCTTCATCAGCTCGGAAATAACTTTTGGGTCAGCTGCGCGCATTAATGAAAGAATGTTGCCGAAATCGTAGTCGTTAGCAATAAGGGGGAACGCGGAGTTCCCCACAACATTAACTAACTCAACGTGAAGCTCCAACGCTTTTGACGCTGGAAGTTGACGAACTGCAACAAGTACAGGGTCGCCATTGGAGTTTTTAAACTCCCGCTGAATTAATTCACAGGCCATTTGCTTTCTCTGTGATTAAACGCCGATATCCGGATAAGAACCAGTCTTAATCTGGAGACGTTCAACGAAGATAGCCCACATATTCGAAGTGAATGTAACACCACGAATGATTGCAGGCTGTTGCAGGATTGCACCATTGACACCATTGACCAGAACATCACCCATCTTATCGACAAGCTGAATCTGCATTGGTTGCCACATGGTTTTGTTGCCTGACAGACCAGTTGCCTGAGTCAGTTGGGCTTTGGTGTACAGAATTTCATTCCAATCTGCGGTTTGCAGAAGTGGGAACGTAATCGTACCAGACAGGTCAGCAGTTGTTGCAACCGCCAACTTACCATACGCATCCAGCACAGGAACATGCTGCGGTGCGTTACGACGTGCAGTAATAACTGCTTGGCCTGCCGTGAATCCATCAACACGCGCACCATCAATTAAGAGGTCGGTGTTATAGAAGCTATATTGCTTCATTTCACTTCCTTACTGTACGAAGTTGCCGGTAATTACTGCACCCTGCAATGCGCCGGAACCAATTGCAATGAATGAAGTGCCTTCCCAAACACGAGCACCTTTCTGCGATTGCAGAAGTGACAAGTCGGTGGAAAGAACTTTATAGCCATCTGGGTAGAAGACGCCTTCGTTATCGTAGCCCGCTGCAATCAAGCCGTTTGTAACAGCCAATTCCAGTGCCAGAGTAACTTGCTGGTTTACCATTGCAACGCCAGTTTCAGTCCAAGGAATTTTGGTTGTGCTGGTGTAGAACAGATTGAACACATTGTTGCGAACCTTCTGAGTCAGCCACTCAACACCCTGCACTGTGTCAAACCAAGTGCCGTCAGCCATCTTGCCGTCCATAAACAACGTGTTGTCGCCAACTTTAATGAAGGCGTTGCCGTTGTAAGAACGTAGTGCAGCCAATTGTCCAGAAGACAAATCAGCAGTGCGAATACCTGGCCCTGTTTTGAATGCCAGAATCAAGACGGAGTTTGCGACGTTGAAGTTCACAGTTGCAGCACGAGCCAGAATTGAAATCTCTGGATACTCGTCGCCGTTCACACTTGCATCAAAGACGCAGATAGTGTTTCGCAGGTTCTGAGCCTTCGCTTCTGCAAAACTGTTCGCAGTGTTGGCTTGCAGGATTTTAACATCGCTGTCCGCCCAACCAAACACCTTACCATTTGCTTCACACCACAGCGCGACAGCTTTCTGGTCTTGTTTAGCTCGCAACTCTTTGTTGACTGCAACATAGAAGTAGTTGAAGCTTGTATTCGCAATTGCTGCAAGGTCGGTTGTAATCGACGCAGCATCAGCACCCTGGACAACCAGCGGATTGCTGGAAGCCGTTAACTTCATTGCAACACCAATGTTTGCTGCACCTGTTCCGGTTGCGGCAGTGATTGTTGCAGATGCGCCGGTTGCAGTGCTGGAGATTTTAAACGTACCTGAAACGTGCGACATTGTTGCAGCGACGTTGTTTGCCGTAAATTCCCCATTAATCTGAGTGACAATTGCATCGAAAGATGCGGCAGCACTCAAGTCAATTGCAGACAAGTTGACGGGCTGTCCGTTCAAAGAGAACGACAAAGTACCAGCAGTGATGAGTTTCAAATCTGCCAGAACAGAAGGAACAGTTGCAGTGACAGATGCCGCTGTTGCCGGAGCACCAGAAACAGTTTGCAGCGCACCAACAAGGAACGTTTTCGGAGTTGGCTTCTGGCTGTACCAAGCTGTTGCGGCTTTCTGGATTTCGCCAGTTGGGAAATCGTTAGTAACCTCCACCAAGCTGGAATATGAACGAACAACATATTCGCCAGCAACAGGGACAAACTCTTTGCTTAGGAACAGTAGTGGGCCGAATCCGTCAGTAGCCACTGCGTTTGGAGAAACGGCAATGTTAACTGTGATGATATCGGAAATAGGAATTGACATTTACTTTCCCTTTATGGTGACTTCTTTGTCACCGTCGATAAATACGCCGCCAACATGTGCATTTGACATTGTACCAATTGGGGATATTTGCTCTCGCAAAACACTGAATTGCATTTTCAGCCCCTGCCGAACTTCCCAATTGGTTTCCAACGCGATAGAGGCGAGGCTCAGAGCTTCTTTGCCCATTGCGCAAAACCCATGTTTGCGCAATACAGCATTAACATCAGGACGATAAAAGCTATTATCGTAGTCGATATACTCTTGACCATTCCGACTGAATACAATCATGAATGTGAGTATTCGAACACCCCGCGTACGAAACATATCCTGCCCACCAATGGTGACAATTCGAGTCTCGTCGTAGCCGGGGTTAAAACTTGAGGTGCATTTGATTGCAGCATACTCACCTTGTGGGCGAGGTGCATTCTCCTGCATCTTATACGTGTAAAGAGGAATGCCGACAGCAACGTCGACAATCTCCTTCATCGCTTCCATTTCGACGTCTTGAATATCCATCTACTTCTCCAACTCTTTTGAAACAATAACTCGGAAGAAGCCTGCATCGGTGTAATCGCTTATCTGTGTCACCTTGTACCGCAAACCATATACAGTGATAATGGACTTCATTGGCATTTCTGAACGGGAATGAATCTGCATAAATGCAGGTTGACGTTCACCAATTTCAGTTGCTTTAAGTTGTTGCCCATTTGTACCAGAGTCACGGTCGCCGTACCCAATTGGGGTGCAGCGAAACTTCACAGGTGGTGCATAAGTGTCACCAACCCAGTTGTTCTTCGAATCATAGTAGCCGGAGATGTATCTTTCAATCGAATGAACGCCAGTTGTGTATCGGTTAAACGCCAACCTCTGGTTAATCATGTGACCTCTTAGGCCACGCGAGGCCCAGCAAATGCCATACGTCGCCAACGAACATATTGCTGACCGTATGAAGTTGAATACAAATCTGCTTCAACGTAAGGAACTTTATCCCAAATACGTTCAGCAAACTCAACTTGGACGTCATCAACGTCAGTTCGAACCACAGGTGCAGCAGTGAGAGCAGCGTCACCCTCAACTTCTGAGGCAGCATTCAGAGTGAGCAAATGCCCAATAAGTGCTGCCATAGCAGGATTGTACCAACCCAGCCATCTTGATTCAACATCACCCATGATAAGAACGGCATCGCTCTGGAAGATATCAAACCGAGCTTGTGTCAGTGTTGAGAACGCCGGATAGCGAGCAATCAAATCAGGTAGTGTGAGCATTAGGCCAACTTGTTGTACAGTTCGAGTTTCTTCTCGTCCGGCATGTCTTTGATGTTGACGCCATTGTCAATTAACAGTTGGTTAATCTGCTCACCAGAAACTTTCGCACGGCTAACAACGGTGAACAAACCTGCCTTAATTTCTTCTTTCAGGATGTTAACCGTTTTGACTTTGCCGGTTTCAAAGAATTCTTTGATACCAACTTTTTCTTTTGAATCAAGGTGGGTTACATCAGCACCCTCAACGCGCAGAATTTCTTCACGTAGTTCACGAGATTCAGACTTTGACGAAGTCAGTTGTTTGAAGATTTCGTCGTCAATTTCAACGGTGGCACCGCCTGGAATATGCACATATTCCAACTGTTTCTGTTTGGTATCTTCGTTTTCTTTCCAGAAATGCAGTTGCACGTTACGAGATTGGTTGTTGCGAAGTTGCATTGATATTCTCTCAATTTGGCGGGATTGCTCCCGCCTGTTTCAAAACACCGATTAAATACCGGAGTTGATGGAGATTGCGGCTGGGTACATAACTTGGAAACCAGCGAAGCGACCACGGCCTGGGATTTCATAAATCAGACCATGAAGTTGCAGAGGCTGCCAAGTCAATGCCAGCGGTTCACGCAGACGGAATGTCTTGTTGCCATTTGCAGAACGGCAAATAACAACGAAGCAGTCAGTACCAGCAGCGCCGTGACCTTTGATTGCATTCAGACCTTTGATTTTATCGCGGGAATTGATGAACTGGTTGTTGGCGATGAAGAACTGGCCGATTGTCATGTCCGATTGGTCGGAACGTGCGGTGTTGAAGATGTACTGCTCATGCTCTACAGGCATCCAAATTTCTTCTGGACGCATGATTTTCAGAGTGGAGGCGTACATTGCAGACACAGCAGTGGTCAGGTCGGCGATAACTTCTTTCGGAGCTTTCGCATTCCACTTGGTTGGATTACCAGCACCAGCACCAGCAGCAACGTTTGCTTTGGTAATGTCTGGATGCTCGAAGAAACCAACGAAACCATTTGCAGCATCGCCATACCATGCAGCAGAGTTGACGTATTGCTCATAGCCACGAGTTGCAGCCATTGCTTTACGAGCTTCCAGCGGCAGACCAGTTACGGCAGCAGAAGCAACTTCATCAATGTCATAGTCATATGCAGTACCAACAGACTTAACAGTGATAGAGTATTCTTTGCCGGAAATGCTGGACTTCGGCAGGTCGGTTGCACGGGCGTTGATTACCTGTGCTTTACCAACATGGTTGTACGAGCGATACGTCAGAGTTGTAACGCCAGGACCACCAGATGAATCAACACCAAATGCCGCACGAGCTTCAAGCTCTGGATACAGGGTGTCATATGTTTGAGCTTCAATGAACTCAAGTTGGCGCTGGAAGAACACAGCATCGTCGTCACTCAGTGTGACAGAAACGCTATCTTGCAGACGCGCAATAGCATCATCCAGTTCGAATTCAGAACCGTCGGCCAGTTTGATAATCTTTGGCATTCTTTTATTCCATTATGGCGCAGCAACATTGCCACGCCAATTGTTATGCGATGTTGAACGACTTAGTAGCCGTCAGGCCAGCAGTTGCACCACCAGCTTTACCTGTTGCAGTAACAGTGACACTTGCAGCAGCCGTTCCCGGAGCTACGATAACATTACCATTTGTCGGGCTGATTGTAATACCAGTTGCAGGACTTGCAGCATAGGTATAATCAGTAATCGCCGAGTTGGTAATATTAAACAACTTGTCGAAAGTTACAGTGCCGCCAGCACTTCCAGTTACGTCAGGAATTGCAGCAGCAACAGCGGTAATAGTTGGTGCGGGTGGTGTTACGGCTTTGGGCCGACCATGTTAATCATCACAGGGATTACATCACCAGCAGCAGCCGGATATTTCAGTGCTTTAACATTGGTTGCTTTGGTGTAACCAGTAGCAACACCGCCGAAAGTACCAGTTGCGGAAATACCAATATCTGCATCAGTGATTGCAGTTGCCAGTTTGACCAAAATTGGTCCTTCCAGCATAACACCAAGTGGCTGACCTTTTGGAATCAGAATGGTGCCATCGCCCGGCCGAGTTTTGGATTCCAGCTTGATTTCACGCATGGTGATACCAAGAACTTCACCAGCATCTGAACCCAGTGCAATGGTGTTATAAGCCACACCCTGCTTGACAGCCAAACCATATGCGGAATGTTCTGCATCGGTGCTGTAAGTCAGTCGCTGGGAGTTGGTTGTTGCCAGACCATATTGTTCACCAGCGTATGCTTCGCCAGTGTTAATAGTCCAATCTTGCTTTGGCATGTCCGAAATCCTTATTTCGAATTGCGTTCGTTGCGACGGGCAAGTGCTTCGTCACGAACAGATGGTTTACGTTCTGATTTCTCTTCTTTACCGTGAAGAAGAGATTGGCTTACTGCGTCAGACAAAGTTACAGAGTCTGAATCTTCCAGTGCAATTTCAAATCGTGCAGAGATATACTCAGCACTTCTGCCTGAAACATCTGCGTCCATTAGTTTGGATACAACCAGCGCCTTAATTTCTTGTTCGGATTTACCAGCGAAGTCCATCGAGCTGTATTCGTCGCCCAGTCGAGCAACATCAACCAGCAATGCCAGACGTTCGATTACACGAGATTCAACCAGATTCTGCACTGCTTCGTCGGTTAATCTGGAAGCTTCTTCATCCGACAGCTTTTGTTCCAGAGCGCCAACCTTTGTTCTCAGAGAATCACGCTCCGCTTCCAGCGCATCAAATACTGCCTTATCGACAATATCAATCTCTTCACCGGAATCACCGATGCGAGTTGTTTGTGCACGACCACGACGGACAATTGCCAAGTGGTTTACGGAAGTGATTTTGGTTTTAATCGCAGAGACAACACCGTTTGTTTCGACACGTTCCAGAACTGCGTCATGTCCCCACGACGTTTGGTCAACTCCCGAATCTACTAATTTAATAGTGTCCGCGTCGTTGAGAACAACAAAACCGCCGAGATGAGAGCCGTCCGGCTCTGGTCGCCCTTCGAGGAAACCTTTCTGCAAAGATTTGTTGTTTTTAAGGTCAACATCTTGCGCAGGGTGTCCAACAGTTACGGCCATCGAACGACAAAGGTCGAGAGTTGCTTCGTCGAACAGAACACTTGCTGGCGTATTCACCATTACAATCTGTTCTGGTGGCAGGTCGGCAAACTGTACACCCAGTTCCTTGGCACGATATGCCATGTCACCAACACGAGCAATCGTGACTGGTGCAATCATTTCGCCAGAATCACGCAATACGCGTGCTGATTGAATTGTCTGTCGGTCGGCAAACATTACAACCGATGCAACAGACTCTTCATCATTTAGCGTTACCGCTTGGTTTCGAATCACTCGCATTACCCTTTTGAGTGTTTGGAGGACTTGGATTATGCTTGCCAATATCGCATTCACCAAATACCTTTGAATGGGACACAATGCAGTTTGCAGCTTCGGTTGTGATGGTGCCATTGGCAATCAGCAAGTCAAGAGCCGCCGCAAGGTCTTTTGCACGTTTCGCTTTATCAACATTGGATTCAGGGAAGATATCACACCATTCATAGGTGTACTCTTCAATGCCAAAGTGCGCTTGGACAATTTTGTCTATCACATCTAAACGAGGTTCAAAGACATTCGTCTGCAAGCCAGTCAACAAGTCGATATAGTTTACGAGGTCGGCTTCACCTGTAGCGTTCATACCGTCTGGAGATGCAGAAAGGAAACGTGTTGCAGGAATACCAACCGATGCAGCAACGATTTTAAGATATTCCCAAATTAAATCTTTTACGCCAGATAGCGCAATGCTTTTGGTTTCGTACTTTTCCGTGTCATCAAGGATAAGAACATTATAAATGCTCTTTGCCAACTTCATGAGTCGGAAACGTTTCAATACGGCCTGTTCACCTTCGGGTGCTGTCAGGAGTGACTGCAACCCAGCAACCGAGACTACATCAATAGTTGCTTCTTGCGCCAAGTTGGCAGCAGCAGCAGCAGTTGTGTAGAATTGGTCAATGGTTTTCAACAGTGGTATCAACACTGAATCGCTATACCACATATTTCGTTGGAACTCGAACAGTGGTAGCTCCGTACCTTCGAAGCGTAAGAAACGAGTGTGATGAATCATTCCAGAATAGCCTGACAAAGTGTAGAACTCTGGCAAACCATAATGTGGACTCAACGCATCAAGTACGACTGAACCAGCCGCATACATTCGGGAGCGGTCAATAACTCTCAGGGATTTGACACATCCCCTCTTCAACTTATCAAGATTTAGTGGAGTATTGAGTGGGCCTGTACCTTTGAGGTCAAGCAACACAAAAGATGTTCCATAAAGTCTCGCCCATTGATATCCTTCACGGAAGAGTTTACGAATACGCAGCTTTTTATCTGCAAGTCGCCCTTCCTCAGAATCAATATGCCGCCACTTCCGAGTCATGTCCTGCGGGATTACAGTACAAACTTTCTGACTAACCCAATCCTCACGGAAGCGGTTCATCAATTCGCGATAGTTTGCATTCTTGTTGGAGAAAGTCCAGCGGTTATGTTCCGCTTTATCCTTCTCACCACCCAGTCCAGAGACAACGTTTTCCAAACCGTCAGCAAGTTTTCGCTCTTTACGAGCTTTGTGACGTGGTACGTGTGAATCATGTTGAGGCATTTATCGCTTCCTCAATACCTTTCCATTGCTCTTAACAAAGACAACTTTGTCAGATGCACAAAGGCGAAGGTTAACTTCGTTCCGCATCGTTTCTGCATTGTCGGAACGTTCAGTCGGCATTGCTTCGATGGTGCAAAGAATATTGCCATCCAAGTCTTTAACCTGAATGGCGTTGTTCTTCACAGACCGAGCATCAATCCGTGTTAATACGGCCATGTTACATCCACGCTGAATAATTGGCACTCATGCCGGAGAATTCGATTGAAACCATGTCGGAAACATTATCCACACAGTCATCGTGTCCAGTACCAGAGCCAAGAGAAGTGAAGCCAAGAATCTCACGCTTAACATGTTCAATGTGTTCATGTCCGGCTGGGAAGAAAATCCTGCCTTGCGAGAAATACGTTATTGTGTTCATGAATCGGGTTACTTTGTTATTCACATTTGTCCCATCTCTCGGAACAGGCATAACTCGAACAGAACCATCTTTCAGAAATTGTTGGTTGAGGAACTGCCCAGCGGATTTATCTTCCATGTGCAATGCACGAGCAACACAACATGGAGCACGCATGTCCAGCTTGGTGCATATCTTCCAAAACTTTATCACTTCTTCTTTTAATTTTGGAATCTCATATTTACCCAGCATGATGCCGAGGCAATAAACATCTCGTTCCTTGGTAACTCCCCAATGGAACAATGCTGAATAATCTGAGTATGTCTTGTCGGTGGAAGCTGTGTCTGCTGTAATGAAACTGCGAACAATTCTGCTTCTATCAAACGACTCAACATCATATTCCTGCCACCACTCTTCTTTAATTAGCCCATGACCTTGTGCACTTGGGTCGCCAGCATACTGGCTATTGTAAGTGTACGGGTTCGCTTTCTTCATTGCCTCAAGTGATTCAAGGCTTTTGCGAGATGCCCATAAAGCAGATTTCTCAGCTTCACGATTCAGGTTAAACAAGATTGGAATAGCGTGGGTGTATCCTTGCTTCTTGATGAGTTTATCATACCACTCAGCAGAGCCAGTATCCCTTTCAACTATAGCCGGAATATTTAAATAATGGTATTTGTCAGACGAACCGCCCCGAAGAAGATAGCCAACTAAGTCTGAATCATGAACCCTCTGCATGATGATTACCATCGGAGTGCGAGGGCATTTGACAGGCTTGCCATCAACAGTTATTTCACCATCGTTGGCCAGGCGCGACATGAATGTGTTGTCATATCGGTCATTGATTTCTGTACGAACGGTATCTGAGTATGCGTCTTTTGGTTTAATAACGTCATCAACGACGAAACAACCAGAATACGTTGGTGCCAAAAGTCCAGCACCTTTACCAGTCATCTTACCACCAGTTGGAACAGCGTGCATTACACCTTGCTTTGTCGTACCCCAACGTTCCAAGCTTCTCTTGTTCGGGTCAATTCGAACATTTGGGAAGATTCGTTGGAAGAGTGGGTCTAACATCACAGTGCGGATATAGCCGCTTGATTCCAGAACAACGTCCTCAGCATATGAGGTTATAATATTGTGACTTGTTACGTTGTGGCAGAATGAATAAAGTGGTAGTGAAATTGCACAGGTTTGTGTTTTGGAATGCCGAGGTGGAATTGTAATAATCACTCGGTCAATCTTGCCGTCAACAACATCCTGACATGTTTGGAAAATTACTTTGTGGAAATCCTGTTCTTGGAACTGGAAACCCATTTGCAGGTAGAACGCCCAATTTGAGAATTCACGGAATGAACCCATCAGAATCTTGCGAACTTCATCAGCAACTTTCTTTGGAATACATGAGGCATCGACAGTTAATGGCGCATACAAAATATCATGTATGAGCTGCTTCGTGTTGTCGTTCTCTGAGGTTGGCTCCTCAAGTGCAGAACCAGCAACACGGTCTGTCTTACCTTCCTTAATCATCTTCTCAATTTCATTTGCATATGCCGAAGAATCTTTCGGGTCTGCTGCGAGAAGTCTGTCCTCTTGTGCTTTGATTAAGGAGGACAATACTGAGTTATCTGTAAGCCCCTGACCAACTACTTCATCACGGATGTTGGCAACATACTCACTTACAATTGCCGGACGTTCAGAAATATACTTACGAAGCAATGGTAAGGAAAGCATACAGAAACGTTCACGAGAAACTTTTAAAAGATTCCCATAATTTTTGGTTAGGTAGAATATAACTGTGTCGTTAAATTCTGTACCCAAATCTTCACTTGCCATTGATTGGTATTACTCCAATTCTTGAGCAACTGGCTGCACTGGATTGATTCGAAGAATCTTCTCCAAACTCTTGTCAGCCTTATTGCCTAAGCGACTGACTGGCATGTAAGAATCACAGATAGGACAATGTTGAGTAATAAAATCATCCTCTGCAATTTCGTGCCCACATTCGCTGCATTGAATGGTGCGCATACGTCATTTCCTTTTGAAAGAGAGGGAGCGAGATTGCCCCCTACAGATTCGGCGTATGCGATTAGAGTTTAATGTCTGACCACTTTTTCTCTGAATAGAAATCTTTCAAATACTCAACTCTGGTTCCGACTACCACCACAATTTTAAATGGCAGGATTAGCGGATGAACCGCTGACATTAAATCGTCGCGTCCACGAATGATACGCTCGACGTTCTTAGATGTGTTGTCAGAATGCGGCAACACGAACACGATAACATCTGCATTGGTTTCTTTACGAGCTGCCAATGCACGAGTTAGGTAAGTGCCACCACCTGTTGAGGTAACAGCACTTTCGAGGTAACAGAAGGTTACGCCTACTTTATTTTTTACTACGGTTTGGCTTGCCGTATGGCGCGGCCTCAGTTGCGGTTTGTTCACGAATAGGTTTCCAGTACGTTACAGTTTTAGTTTCAGTTACTTGTTCTACACGAACGATTTCCCAGCACTCGTCCCAATGAATTCCATCGGAGTCGGTGCGAGAAATTTCCAGCATCCAACAACCGACAAGAATCTCAGGGTCAAGACCAAGACCTAGACCTTCAAGAATTTCTCCGGCATCGACCAAGTTCTCAATCTCGGTGAGATACTGCATTCTGCACTCGTCACGGTCAACATATTCTTCTGAGATTTCCTCAGGGTCATCGAACATGTGTCGTGCGAGACTTCGGAATGCTGCTGTGTCGATTCCAAGATTTAACGGGCAGAGTTTATTCATCTTCGTACTCCATCGCATCACCATAGCCAGACCAGTTGTCAACGCCAAACGCTTCAAGGCGGTCTAACTTGTCCAGTCGTTCGTCTGCAACTTCAATTGCTTGCAGTAAATCCAATGCCATCTCATTCTCCTCTGAATTGAGGTGAGACAGCAGAGTTTCAAATCTTTGCTTTAAGCTCACGGTTTCTCCAATTGAACTTTATTTTACGCCAGTGGAACCATACCCAGCTTCGCCGCGTGCAGTTGAAGTCAGATTTTCCTGAACCTCAAACGTTGCTTGCGGGCAAGGCAGAATCATGATTTGTGCAATACGGTCGCCAGCATTTACCCAGTAGTCTTCTTCACCATCGTTTGTGAGTTTGACTTTGATTTCTCCACGATAGTCGGAATCAATTACACCAACACAGTTCGCCAAACGAATATCGTTCTTGAACCCATGACCGGAGCGTGAGAACACCAGCATGACGTGGTCTTTTGGAACTTCTGGTTTCAGGCCAGTTCCGAAGATTTCCGAATCACGAGCCATTACGACATTCTGCTCAGTCGCACGAATATCAGCGCAAGCAGCACCACGACTTTCGTATGACGGCAGTTGAGCGGCAGGGTGGCACAGAACAAAGTTCACATGCGGGGCTTTCTTACAACACATTACAGACCAGCCTTAAAGTTTTCGATTGCAACATCAACATCCAGCACTGCGCCGAAGATGTCACCGTCAGTTAATTGAATGTCCACGGAACTGAACTTTTCCGTGTGCTCTGCGTGCAGGTATGAGCGAGAATCTCCCGCGAAATCAAAACCAGCACGATGCAAACGTATGAGAAGAACACCATCCACCACAGATTCGAGGCACCCAATTTCGGGAAGGAAACCACCATCGGGGTAAATGATATTAACATCGCCACCCACACGCCCAGCATATTCTGCAACACGAGCAGCTTCCACTTTGCCAAAATAGTCAGAACCGTGGCGAGGTTTGTAAATGTTTTCGCTGACATAAATGAGCGCTTGACGAGGTGTTCTTCCGCCCAAACCGGCCAAAGACGTTGAGTCTTTAAGGTCACGGTCACTGGCGAAATGGATGAACTTATCCAAATCAACTTCAAAATGTTTAGCAGTGTGTTCATACAGTGCATCCTTAAATTGATGCTTGATGAAAGAACCACTTTCACAAAACAGGTTTGCAATTGTGTCCTTTCCACAGCCCGGCGGGCCATTTAAAATCACGGCAATTTTCATAGTACCTCAACCTCCGCACCATAATATGCATATGAAGGGAAGTTTGGTTGAACATTGCCGTGCAAGTCCAGAGGCACAAAGTTTACTCTCTGGTTCTTGTCGTCATGCGACAAATATTTAAACTTCTGATTTGGCGAGTGTATTAAAAACTTGAAAACCTGCTCGTCACCCAAATCCTCTATAAGAACTCGTGCCATTAATCGAAACTCTCTTCTGATTTGTCAGTGCGCAAACGCACCAAACTTGGGAACCGGAGTTTTCCAGCTTCCGTCTTTTCTCGATAACGAACCTGAATGATAGAGCCAAGCAGTGTGTGTCGATTTGCCCACAGCCACTGCCTGATTGCGAGGTTCTCTTTAGGAACACCAACATCTTGCAGGCAATCTGCAACCATTGAACCAGCAGCACCATGCGCAGTTTGGATTGAGCCACACATACCTTTCAGTGCGCCAGTACCTTCTTTGAATCCGGTAATCTTCACATCAGCATATTTATATGGTACAATCTTCCACCATAGGATACGACCTTTCTTATCCACACAACGAACGATGAGGCCTTCATGACCAAGCTCAAGCTGCTTCAACATCAACTTGTGAAGGTTCTCGTTGCTTGGGTTGTTTGCCCAGCCGAGGTACAGGCGTTCATCCACCATGCCGTCACTCAGCTCGTAAACATTTTCCTGAGTTAAAGGAATGGCTGGCGGGTCAATACGACCGAGGATGCTTGAAGTCTCATTCCAACTACCACGGAATATCTCAGCATCTCGGAACTCAAGGTGAGCCAAGTGGGGAAGGGGATTGGAGTTACGACTCCACACACCACCGCTCTTATTACGGATAGCTCGTATTCCGTCAACTTTGATGTAAAACGTGCAACGACCTTTGAGCGTGCAGTTCGGGTCTTCCCAATCATGCGCGTGTGCCTTTGTATACGATGTGCCATCGTCGAGGAGCTTAATAGTCATTAAGATTCAGTCTCAGGTATTCTCGAACAGCATTTTTGCGTCCGATTTTTGTTTTGGGAACAGGTAGTATTTTGGCTTTGGTGCACTTCGTTATTTGCTCTTTATCAGGCAACTTTGAGAAAGCAATAACCCTCTTCTCTATCACTGCATCACGCCTAGAAACACCATACCGTTCCATATAAGTTACAATGCCGTGACATTCATGGCACAGCAATTCCAAATCTTCTTCTTGAACGAGAAGCAGGTTGGTGACAAACTCTGGCAGCTTACTCAGTTCACTAAGCCCACCACACTTGTTCTTGTGGTTAACCTCAATGTCTTTCAGCTTGAACAATTTCTTGCAGTGCTCACACTGAATGTGGAACACCATTTTGTTTGTCGTGCCAACCTTTAGACGCACCCGCTTCTTCTCTAACAGAGAAAGTTTTGCAGGATGTTTGCTCCAGATTGACCGCAATGCAGATTGCAGCCAAGCTGTGAACTTTGCTTCCGTTCCGCAATAGCCATAAGCCATTCCATCACCTTCTACTAATTCTTAGAGGTGCAGAGTCTCAATGTCTACGCAGATGCCAAAACGATTTGTTTTGTTTTCAAATCGAAGTGGTCGACAATGCCGCCCTTATAGTGCCACAATCGCACCAAGTGCCCTTCATCCACCATGTTTGCCATATACAGCAATCGGCCGTTCTTGAGAAGTTGTTCTTGCCATCCATCAGCAAACCGCATCAGATAATGATTGGCCACAATTTGCAGCCCTTCTGCATACGACGTGCATTTGTTCAGTGCTTCGAATGCTTCGACCGCACCAACACCATCACGCTTCATGTATTCTTGACCAGCTTTTGCGCCAGTCTTGTAAACTTTCTTTTCACGAACACCACAACCAATGACACCATCGGTGCCGTCACCAGTGAGCAACTGCCACAGGAAGAATTTCGGACCATTGCCTTTAACTTCTTTCTTTTTCTGTTTGCCGTTGTCTTTGATGATGCATTTCAGCTCCCCGAATCCGGAGACAGGGATGAGCTTTTCACCGATATTTTGTGATGGTCTTTCCCATTGGTAGTGGACAATTTCCGGCCCGTTTCCAGTTGGAACCAGTTTACCCACTTGCCGCAAATCTTTATCCAGCGATGCAATAATGACTTTGTCATATGTACATGGCCCTTTATAAATAAGTTCTTTAATAACATTACGTTTACCCATGACCATTTCGTAGTCATGTCGGGCTAACATTGCCATCAGGTCATCAGCTTCGAGACCGTCCATTTTCAAACCTTCCCAAGCAACAAGAAGATGAGCTTTCGCATTCTTCAAGTTCTCAGGTCGCCACACACCGTCACGGTTTGCTTTGTAATCTGGTGAGATTACATGGCGCATGTTTGTGTCGCCGGAAATCAGGCAATAAGAATCAGTTGCACCCAAACGTTCGTGCATGTACTTCATCTTTGCATCCATAGACATTTGAATCTTTGCGAAACTAATGTCCTCCGGTTCCTTGCCATATTCTTCTGCGGCACAATGGCTGAATGCCACCATATCTCCATCAACCAGAAGAAGAACTCGTTTTTTATTTAAAGACACTTCGCAAAACTCCAAATCAAAATAAGGCTGCACCAATTGTGGCACAGCCTTTACTCAAAGTGAGTAAGTCTATCCAACATGGAATAGACTTGTTATTTATTAGAACGGCATGTCGCCAGCACCGGCAGCATTTTGCGCAGCTTGTGCTTCACGAGCAGCTTTCTGAGCTTCAAGTTCAGCAGCCATTTCAGCACTGACTTGCTCTTCACTGGCTTTGTTTTCCACAGGTTCCTGCGTTGGCTTTTGACCAAGTGCAGCTTGCAGAGCAGAGCCATTGAATTCCAGATTCGCCAGAATGCGGTTCTTGATTGCGTATTCGGAATCGCCGCCGGGCAGTTTGCCAAACACTTCAACATCAGGGTCGCCCAAATCGAAAATCAGAGTTGGGTTAATCAACGCACGAGCATCACGCTTCTCTTTGGACTTCATTGGGGAGAAGGTCGCAATCTTATTCGCGATTTGTCCGGCGTTCTTACCACCCTGTTTGGTGTAAGTTACCAGACCGACAGTCAAGGGTTCGCCCAACAGGTCAACCAGATTCTTCGCTTCATGACCAACAATACCCTGTTCTGGATTTGGTTTAACTTCCAGCGCATCGACTGCTTTCATGAATTTGTAGATGTGCGAGTTGTCGCCCATGAAGCCGTCAGGATTGTAAGAGAATTCAAAGTCAAACCAACGCGGTTTGTCTTCAATGTTCTTTCCAATCATTTCGCCTGGCTCGCCATCAGGGTCTTGAATCATGATGACTTTGCCGTCAGCGTCAACTTCCTGCATGAACTCTTCCAGCAGTTCGAACGTGACCAGCATTTTGTACTGAGGTTCAGGGAACTTGATAGAACCCTTCTGTTTACCCAAGTCGATAATCCGGCATACGCGAGCTGGATAACCACCAGCTTCCAACAGTGGTGCGGAAGAAGGTGCTTTGTTCGATGCCTGAGTTGGTGTTTTCATTAAAGCCATTACGTGCACCTATTTAATTTCAATGATAGAGGCAATGAAGTCCCACGTGGAAAGTTCTTCCACCAGTTCTTCAACAGTTGTTGTCGCAGAAACCTTCTCCACAAACGGGACATAGTTTCCATTACTCTCGCCAAACAGTTTAGTTTGGTTTTGTGCAACAAATCTTAGCACTGCGCCAGTTGGCGATTCGGCTTGCTCAGATAAGTTTTGGAAGTGGTACAACTCATTCTCATGAGTGTCCATTAAAGCTATTGCAAATTTCATTAGTGAATCTCTGAGTAGTTATCGCCAAATTGTACGTCACAGTCACAATCACGATTCAATTTCAATTCAACGTTTGTCCGGTGCATTGCTTCTTTCAGAATAGAAGTCCACAATTCACGATGACCTTTGCGAACATGCAGAACAAGTTCATCATGGAACTGCCCAGCCAGCATTGGGTCTTTGCCGTAACGTTCATTGCAAATTGCAATTACGTTATTGCACCAAATATCAAACACGTATGCGCCAGTACCTTGACACAATGTTGAGAAACGGTCTTTCTCAGTACGCAGCGAATACCAGAATTTGTTTACTGGATTCTGTTGCCACATCTGACCATCGATTGTTTTGACAATCGTGTTGGCCGAAATTTCTTTGATTGACCAGTTCAAGTCCCAATACGCTTTATGGAGTCGGGCACCTGTTGCTTGGTCGCACTTTGCAGTACGCGCAACTGTTGGAACACCAGCACCATACTGACAAGCATAGTTGGTTGACTTAAACATCGGACGTTGAGCAACCTTCGCAATCTTATCTTTGTGGTCTTGCGATTGCTTCTCTGTGATAAACCCACCCATAACACCCAGTGCCAAGTGAGCATCATAATCAGGTGCGAGCTGTTTCTTCACATATTCAGGGTCGTAATCCCATTGGTAGTGGTGCTTGCAGCGGTCTTCGAGTGAGCACAAGTCAGAACCAAGTTCTTCATAGTCTGGACTAAATGCTTCCAACAAACCACGAAGTTCGGCACCACCAAATACACGAACAGACGGCAGATTCACCAACTCTTTATGCTTGAGTCGGAGTGTGTTTGTCAATCCACCGCAACGTGCAGTCAAGAATCCTTCGTCGTCAACATCACGTAAGAATCCGTTAACAACAGACAGACGGTGTTTGTAAACCCCCAAACCAATTAAATGATGGATTCCAGCGTCTGGATTTTCCTCTGCAAGTTCATGCAGGCTTGGACAAATCTCAGGATTACCATCTTCATCTTTGACGGTAATTTGTGGAATCTGGCGGGTTTCACCTGTTTCTTTGTTGCGGTCAAACTTGAATGTCTGAGGCTTCCAGCCAAGACTGAACAACCAATCTTTAAGCTGAACATGGCTACCAGCATTTGCAGGCTTGGTGCCAGTTTTCAATTTGATTTGCAAATCTGGGTCTTTCCAATCCAACCCATTTGCATCACACATTGCTTTCCACTTCATACCAGCTACAGACAAAGTGCCATTTCCTTTGTGGCATTTTGCAGGGCGAGGCTTAATCGCGTACTGCACAATATCTGGCATGGCTTTTTCAAGTTCTGTGGTTTTCTCCAGAATCATTGGTTCCAGAGAATCGCGGAATTTAATTGCTTTATCGATATTCAACTTCCACCGAGTACGCTGCTGGATTCGTTGCTGACGCGCTTTGGTCATCAAGAAATCAACAAAACGTTTTACCTCTTGCGGAGTTTTATAAATGCGGAGTAGCTGGGAATACTGTTCTTCCCACAACCGCAGTTGAATACGGCAGTCTTGCATCACACGGAAGTTGTACTCTTCCTGAGTTTGGTTTTCCCAATCTTCAATTGCAGGTTTAGGAACACCATATTCTTCACCATAGCCTTCAAGACCGTGCTTGAGTCGGCGAGGTTGCAGATACCAACTGATAAACAAAGTATCAATGATGGTAACTTTTGACATGTCATAACCAAGAAACACCATTGCTTCATGGTCAAAGCAATAACCATTGTGCATCAAAAGTGTTGGTCCAGAATCCAGAAACGTCTGAATACGTTTTCGTTCCGTCCACTCAATACAAGTTTCGACTTTGGTTAGTGCGTCGATTGCTCCAATGTTGTGCAGACGAGGATTTTCCTGTCGCTTCATTTGGTGCAGTAAACCAGTAGATTCAATGTCACTGGCAAACAATCGTTCGTAAGGATACAACACTTTATGGCTCCATACTTTGGAAGTGCAGCCAAAGCTTCTATCTCACGACAGTAGGATGGCTGGACTTGATTACTGGTGAGGCCCAGATTTCTTTGTTAATGTAACAATTTCTTTCGTTTCAAACAGGGAATCTTCCCAATGACGCTGGATAATTCGGCCAGATTCGGCTTCATAATACGTCTTGAATGCTTCTGTTTTACCAGATGCACGACCTTTGATTGAACGCATTATTGAACAGTTTGGGTCAACCGCCTGTGAGTTTCTTTCGAAACCAAACATAGCGTGCGAATACTTGGACGCTGCACGAGAACCAGTAAAGTCTCCTTTCTTGATTCGTCCACCATCTTCATGTGGTCGCTGACCTTTTGCAACAGGGTTGAGGTGTGACAAATCCAAAATCATGAATTGATATTGGTCTGCCAACTTAACTTGGTCTGCGTAAAGTTTGCCAAGAAAGTCATTCTTCTCTGACGCTGAAATACCTTCCGACAAAATCGTCAGGTTATCCAGAATAAACATGTCAATGTCAGGCCCAATTTGACGCAGGATTGTTTTAATACCTTCCCACGTTTCATATGGGTCTTCACCTTGCTGCTTCCTGTCCCAAATCTCCATGTTAGGGAGGAACTTCCGGCAAGTTGCTCGGAACTTCTCTTCATCATAACGTGGGTCATCTTTGAAATTTGGATTGAAGTATGGAAGGTTGTCGTGCAAACTTGCCATTCTTCGAATTGTTTCTGCTGGAGTTTCTTCCATGTACGCAGTAAACACACCCCAATCGTGCTCGATGATGTTGTGCTCATTCAACTGACGAGCTACTGTGGTTTTACCACCACCTTCCGAACCGCCAAGTGTTATAATTTCTCCACGCCGCTGACCATAGAACATATCAGTTAACTTCGGCCACGGAGTTGATACACCCATTGGAACTTCTTCATCCAGTTCCAGCATTAACAGGTCTTTATTGACCAACGCTGTTGGAAGTGGTCTTGCTGCACGGAATACAACTGCATCGCGAGTTGCTTTAAGCAGCCCACGTTTCAAACACTCATTTGCGTCGTTTGCAGGGAGTTGTGCAATCATAGCTCCGGGCAAAAGTCTTGCTGCTTCTTTTGCAGCTTTCTTGCCTGGCTCATCGTTATCGAAAACTATGACAACTTTCTGCCAACGCTGTTTGATTTCTTCGGCAACATGCGCCAAAGATTTGTGCACTGAATCGGAACCGTCTGTCAGCGAAATTACCGAGTAATCAAGCGCTGCATACTCTGTTCCAAGTGCCATCGTTTTCATTATCTGCCGTAATGCGATGCTGTCCTCTTCACCCTCTGTAATATAGAGAGTAGAACCGCCACACATTTTGGCTTGCTCCCAGCCATAAGGGTCGTTGTCTTTCGTATCACCGACCGACCACATAACCTTTTTGTTCAGGAGTTTAATCTTCCACCTTGCAAGTTTGCCGTTCTTCGTGTATCCGTGGGCCAAGGCATACGGAGTAACGCCGTCATACTCGGAGTACAGCAAACGAACACGAGCAGCTTGCCAATATTCTGGCTCAATGCTCCGGTGGTCGAGGTCAAAGACTTTGCAGGAAGTGATTTCATCCAATTCCTCCTGAATTTCTTCTGGAGTCTTGACATGAATTTCTTCTGGATTTGGTGGATTGTCTCCATACGGGTTCGGTACAGAACAGCCACACGCGAAACAAAAGCCAGAGTAGTATCGCTTCCCGCCTTCATCCTCATTAAGCCACACCTGCACAGACTTGCCTGATGTGGATTTACAAGTTGGTGAGTTGTGCTTTATTTTTGCAACACATTGCGAAACAACCATCTGGCTAAGTTCCTTATTTGATTAATGCTTTCCAGCAGATTGGGAAAAGCTCGGACATGATTGCGTCCAACTTCTCGGAGAAAATTCTCGCCTCCAACTGAGCGTTAAGTTTGCTCCGCTGCCGATAAAGAGATGCCCAGCCAAACAGTGAGCCAGTCCAAATCCACTCAGTGAGCATAGATTGTGGCAACACCATGCGAGCTTGTTCCGGTGCAACACCGTTGCGCAGAAGTATTTCATAGTTTGCAATTGCTTGATTGTTCACCCGAGTGATAAACTCCTGTGCATTCTCGCAATCAGAATCCGGCAATGGTTGTGCTGTTTCTTTCATGAGGTTGCTTGGACGTCCAAGAACAATTTCCGGCACATAGCATTCAACTTCAATCGCATCACCATCTTTGTATCGTCGGGACAATTCATTCCAGCTAAAGCCAGTTTGATGTTTTCCCAACTGACGAACCAGAAAGATTGGGCCTTTGCATCGCAACGTAATTTGTGCGTGGCGGAATGGTGTTACATGCTTGTGCTCTGCCAAGAATTCAACAAGAGCTGCATCACGGTCGCCAAAGTTGGTTGACCATGCACCATAAGACACACGAGCAGCATTGACTGTGGTTAAGTCATTGCCCATGTGGTCGATTAATTCGATGTTGATTTGGTTGCTCATTTCAGCCCTTATTGAAAGCTTCGGCCAAGACAGATTGAGGTACGTCAACACCAACCGAGGTAGGTTGCACCATACGAGCTTCCATCATTGCATCAGCAAATTTATAAGAAACTTTAGCAATGCCGACTGCTAAGTTGTCAAGACGCTCTTTTGAATGCGGACAGTGGAATACCTCTTTGATGCCCACAACAGCACTTGAGAACACAATCTTCGCGAGTTCATCCCGCATTGTACCTAAATCTTTTCCTGAAACAGGAATCATGTTTGACATAAAGGTTCCTTGGTTTGGTTAAAATTAATTGAGAACACTCGCGTGGTTCGTTTGGTTATGTACTTCGCTTGCAGGTTATGTAATATGCCACTGTGCAAATGAACTCAATTAATTTTGCTGCTTTTGAATGGAGCAGCGAACCATTTGGAATTTATCGGCCAAAGATTTCCAACTTTGCATTATGGGAGACTAACACAGGTATCGTCAAACCTGCCGCAATTTCTAATCATCTTGCGGAACCCTGCCTTGCATATTTCATGGGAATAGGAACATGGCTAGGTGATTAACCAAGCCAACTTGTGTTAAGGAGTAGACACAACAGGAATTTCGATTCCATTTCTACACAACCCAATCAAGCCACCAACCGAAGTTGTCTGGTTTTGACACCAGTATGCCAGAGCACTGTTTGCATTTTGAATAGATGCACAACTATCAGGAGTTTGATTTGCTGCCAACACAGTCATCAGGACGAGCTTGATAAGATTATCTGATGTGCTTCCTGTGCTATGATAGCAGCGAATTTGGAGGGTACAACTGGAATCGAACCAGTATAAGCGGATTTGCAATACGCCACATAACCATTCTGACATGCACCCATTGGTGGCAGCCGAGGAATCGAACCTCTGTTAGTGTCCCTTTAGTGACGCCGCCTTAGCTAGTTTAACGACATTTCGGTCGGCATGCTTGTTTTTCTCAGGTTGCTCTGAGTAGGTTTATTTCCAATTGCGCTTCCACGCACTGGGATGTTTATGACGTATCTGTCATCAGCAAAGTTTCTTTGGTCTGACTGAGTTACCGCAACTGTTTAAGAGTCTGTTCTCTATCCGACGTTAAGCCACTCGGATTCAGCCCATTATTTCAAGTCATAGGTTGACTTCTGCACTTGTTTAAAGTCTCAACAGGCTCGACTCACAGGGGAGTTATAGACGTCCGTCATCCTGCGATATTAAGGTCGCCGCAGTTGCGACCTACTTCACCTTGTCGGGTGTTGTACACAAACTTGCCCACGTTTTATTGTGGACAAGGATTTGTCTTTTTGTTTCCATCGTCATTGCAGGAATTTCTTCCACAGCCAGATAAATTGGCTTGGCAATGTCACAGTAGTTATTTAATACCAGGGGGGCGTGTCCACCCTTTGAGCAGCTCATCGTCAACAGACTTGTCATCAGAAGCAATGACAGTTTGCTGAACTTTCTGAACTTTGTGTGCGGTTTCAACACGCCGGTTTGCAACTGCTTCGACATTTTTAATTTCCTGCTCTCGCACTTCCTCCTGAACTTCCTCTTTTCCAGATGAATGTCCTTTCAGAAATGCAACCAGAATTGCCCCCGCAATGGCGACAATGCCCGCAAGGAGTATTTTAAGCTTTGTGAACATTGAAGTACTCCACGAAAGGTGCTGCTCTTGGGTGGTCCACTTTAATCTTCATGTATGGAGGATTAAATTCCAAGACTTTGAAGTACCAAGCGCCATTGTAAACGTACCCAGTTTTGCCGTCATCACTTATTCCAAAATCTAAGTGAGCGCCGACACCATCTTTTGGGTCGTTTATGTAGCGTCCTTCCTTACCCATTATTGGCCTCAGTGAATTGGTGGGCACGTGACTGACATTTGCACATACAAAGTCGGGGAACCGGTGACGACCTTTTTTCTGTGACTGACATTTGCACTAGCCCATTGTTTGGTGGAATTACTCTTCAGTACTTTTCTCCAGCCGCAAATGAACACGGACTTACAGGTACTGTTCCTTACTTTCATTCCATTGTTTGGCGACCTGATTGGGATTCGAACCCAACTTCCGCAACTTTGGAGGATGCAGAACCTGTCCTTTGATTTCGGCTCCTGTCGATGTTTGGTGCACACTGAGGATTGCGTAGTTCCCCATCGTCTTTCCGCTATTCGACATGTGCATTGTTTGGACAGTTTTGATAACGCAGACTGAAAACTGCGAGGCTTGCAAACTCTCTATTAGCGCCTGTTAACGCACAAGGCCGACATGGGATTGATGGTCCCGCTAATTCAAGTTATCAGGCAATCTGGTTTCATCCACCTTTGTGAACTACGTCAGATTTATGAGCAGTTTATTTCCATACTCAGGGCAAACTTCACTATGCATACTGATATTCAATACACAGAGCGAAGCCCACTCAGGCTTACCATAAAGGGAATGAGTGGACGTCACATCAAGCAACTCTTGGCCTTTTGGCTGTGGTTGACCTTGATAATTGCAACGGCAGTGCTACTGTGAGATGCCGTTACAAAGCCGGCGCGTCGCTATTAGCTAAGCAGACCAGCCAGATCGATTAGAACATTGGTTGCTCTTCGGTGCCATCGGCAGCGACTTCTGCAACAGCAGGAGCAGCAGCTTCGCCTTCTGCGCCTTCAACTTTTTCAGCTTTCGGAGTATCGAACACAGTGCGTTCAACTGCTGGAGAACCAGCTTCAACCCACGGCAGGTAGAATGCGAGGAAGTTCGCGATTACGTTACCCTGCATGTTACGGCTGCGGTCGATTGCTTTGGTGGTGTTCAGAAACGCTTCTGCGGCAGCTTCAATGCGCGCGCCATTTTCCAGCTTGAACTCGTGAGCATTACACTCTGCTTCGCTCAGGAACAGTGAACCGTCGACTGCTTCGTATTGTGTAACTGTTACTACTTTGGCCATGTTTGGCTTTCCTTATGTTGGATTGGTTGGGCAATGCGCCCTATTTTCTTTTAAAAAATCACATCCCACTAATGTTCAAGTAAGATGCAATATTACAAACAAACGAAGAACAAAGAATAAATTAAATTCTATCAAACGCCAAAATAACTTCGGCAGTGATTGAGTTCAATTCTTCTTCGCTCAAATGGAGCTTAATCGTGTCGTTAATACCTTCGATTTGCACAGCAACAAAGCGACCAACACCGTATATTGTAATGCGGTCAAGTCGGTCGCGAACTTTGATGCCAGCTTCGTCAGCAACAGCACGAATAAGTTTCCATCTGAATGTTCTGCTTGGGACAACGTAGCCTTTGGTCTTGAAGACATAATCCATCAAGGTTCCAAGGCAATGCGCCTCCATGTTCATTCCCCTTCCAACTAATGTCTGCAAAACGCACAGTGTCAAAAGTTCGAAGTTGTTGAAGTGTCCAGCACGCTCAAAGTTAAAATACTCTGGTGGAACAGTGGAACGCGATTTCACACCTTGTCGGTATGCCCGTCCCTCTTCCTGCGCTGCCAGAAGAATCACTTCTGGTTTAACAAATCGCATTGCAGCAAAGCCAGCGCGAGTTGCTTTAATGATTCGGCAAAGTTCACGAACACGTATTTTCGTCCACTCCCCACGCTTTGTTTCTGTGTTGAATGGATTCCAATGAACTACAATGTCCTCTTTTGCCAAGTATGCGGCGTCTTGTTCTCGAAACCACATCTTGACAGTTTCAAGAGCAAGTTCTTTATCTTGCTCAAAGGCCATGTTAGTGTCCCTGATTGATACGTTGCTGTGCTACTTCGTGGGGAATACCCATCTGAACCAGTTGCATGAAACACTGAGCAATGCGCTCTTGTGCGACAGGTTCCAGCGCTTTGTAATGCTCGGAATACTCACCAAGAACTTGCTTCGCATGAAGAAGTCCAGCCATGATTCCGTGCCCCATTGCAACCGACTGCATAGCCTGCAATTCAAAGTTGATGGTTGTTCCGGCATGTGCGTGCTCGATTTCACGAGCTTTCTTTTCCAGACGCAGTTGGCTTTTCAGCTTCTGCTTAAGAGTTTTGCGCGGCAAGTTTTGCCTCCAATTCTTTGATGTGTTCGCAAAGGTCTTTGACCATTTTCGGGCCAATTGACAGGTCACCTGTGTAGTCGTACAAGTCTGCACCAACTGCAACTGCGTTCATGTCCCAGCTAGGAACCATGTCTGTAAGGATTTCTTCCAGAGAGTACCCTTCAAACTTGTAACCATTTTCATTGTTAATTACGCCAAACTTTTTCATGATTCCCACACCCGAATAAATGATTTCGCCAGCAACTGCTTCGGCGTTTGATTTGCCCACAGTCCGGAAATTGTTTCGATTGTAAATCCCACAATCTTATTCTTCAAGATTGTCTGAGCCACCGAAGGGTGGAAATAATGGAATTTCCGTCCAACAAGCTCGCATCCACATAAGAACCACTTCCCGCCACACTCAAAGTAGGCTTCTTCTTCACCTGCTCTGTTGGTTAAGCGGATTGTTCTTGCACGATTCTTCATTTTGGAATTTGTCCCTTGAGAATTGCGTTTTCGGAACGAAGTTGGTACATTTCTTTCATCAGCTCATCCCATAAAGTTCGGTTGATGTATCTTCCAACTTCAGCTTTGCGACAGTTGCCAAGAGTTTCTTCCAAGTCCAGTTCAACTGCACGCACAAAACGTTCAAAATGCCTGACGTCTGGCGAGCCGAAGTGGTTGAGGCAGATGTCAAAAGAAATTCTACCGACTACATCTTCTCTCACATCTGGAATGTAGGACTTAATTGCAAGATGTGTAGGAATTGTACTGCGCTCAACGCGAGTTACTTCGAAATTTCTTTCAATAACGCGTCCTGTAACTTCTATCATAAGTTACTCCAAATTAATAATGTGACTGATTACAGCCTCCCATGTAGGCAAGGCCGCAGCACACAAACCGACAACAGCGCGGCTGGTTGCTACGCTGCGCGCTCCGGCGTTTGTTATAAGGTGATTGTATGGGATACGTCTTGCGCCCCAACTCGTGTGTCGTATGCGGCTTCGCAGGCATCAAGCCAATACACGCAGGAACAACACAGAGACACGCAAGGTTTCACCCACACAATCATATTGGTTACAGCATAAAACAGCACAGTGCTTCGCTGGTGGACGAATTGTCCTTATCACGATGCCACAGTCAATGCTCCGGTGACTAGCCTTTGTCACAATTTCCTAAACGAACGGTATCAAGAGTTGCCTTAAGTAGTAACTCACTCCCATGTCCGACCGCAAGCAATCAACTTACGTGGCTTTTGTAATACGCACTGGTGACAACTCGATAAGAACAATCATACCTTGTAGCGAATGTTCTCTTTGCAGTTTGGACACTCAATGTAACGATATGCACCATACTGTTTCAAACCTCTGGACATATGTGTCGTGTGTCGCATTCTTAAATCTGAAAAGACATAAGAAACTTGAGTACCGCAACGTTCACATTCGCCATAGAGTTGTTTCCCTCCTGAGAGAACTTTAACCATTCCAACTCCAACTAATATTAAATCAGAATTAGTTCCTGAACAGAATAAAAGGCTTGACCTTTCCTTATTCAACTAATCCAGATGTATTTACACATTTATCAAAAATTTGGTAAGTATTCAGCTGAGTCCAACGCATCACGTTCACTCTATTCAATCAGCCCCAAAAGCTCCAGAATCTTGTCCAAATCTATATCCACAGTATCGTCAACACACAGCTTTCGCTTGAGGATACGACAGCAACATTGCTGCCTTTAAACAAACTTAATCAGAATTTGTTTAGAGCCAACAACGAAATATTTTATTCTTTTAAAATAAAAATAATTTAAAAAATAATGCTTGACAAGGTTTTGCGCACAGGTGTATAATGCATTTCTCCCTTAAAGGCCATGACTGGCTGCACCTTCAACTAACGCCAAAGCGGCGAAGCCGCCAAACTAATGCCGAATCCAACACAGTTTGGCACTTCGATGCTACAGCTTGGAACTATGGTGTTTGAGTCAGTTTCCAGTCGTCGTCAAAGAGTGAAAATGCTCTTGTGAACAATTCCCCTTCCTCTTCTACGTCAAACAAAACTTCATCATGGATTACTCGAATGTTTTCCACCTTCTTGTAAATCCAGCCGTACTCCCAACCACCTTCTGCCTTCTTCACCATTGTTTTAAATAATAAAACATACGTGTGATTTCTTGGCTGGTGGACAATCAGCGTACCTGCTTCCAAAAACTCAGCTTGAAAAGACATACCCATTCTCAAAGTGGTAATCGTGGTGCCAATCTTCTTCAATTGACGTGTAGTCGATGTATCGTCGGACGTGCTCTGGGACTTCTTCCAGATTTAGTTCGTCCCATCGCTCCCGCACAAACACTCGGAATGTGTCGTACTGACCTTGGTACTTATCTTCGATTCCCTCCCAACTAATGCCACAAGCTTTTGCAGCAGTTAAGAGTTCCTCACTGTGAGTGCACAGCAAATCATTGATGATGCTGTATTCATCCCAGTCAAACTTTCCATTTGATTTCAAGCACAAATCTTCTGCGAAGCCATCTGTCCCAACAACTTCCCAGCTCTTGGACAGCAGTTCCGCCGAATGTTCTGGTACTTCGCACGCTTCCTCAAGGAATATTTTCATATCCTGTCCGAAAGCATTGTATTCAACACCGTCAATTAAGATATCAGTCCCATTGCCAAGGGCAAAGAAACGAATTTTAATTGATTTGGTGGTTTGTAACGCTTCAATTTGTCGGGCTATTGTTTCCCAGCCGACAACTTGTTCCACAGTCAAGACTGCCATAAATGGTGTCCTCTGGAATTGATTTTCTTTCACTTGCCCAACTTAGTCGGACAGCAATCCTTTCAGGGTTGCATCCAACACACGTTTCGCTTCGGCCAGCTTGTGATGATGTGCGAGAAGTTCTTTATGCCGCTCTTCCATTAATGGAATCAACTGCTTAACAGGCAGTGGAACGTAGTGATTTTTAATATACAACCAAATTTCACCATCACCTTCATATTTATTGAGGTGGTCAATAACTGCAATTGCTTTGTTGAGGTGCGTTTGAGTTGCATCTAACTTCTCTTGCACTTCATTTGAAGAAAATGGCTTCATATCTTTGATAGACATCTGGATTCTCCGCGATGTTGTTAAGGTTTGTAGTCGATGGAGTTATTCGCATCGGTGATTAGCTGGTCTAACACCAATTTCCGATTGTCGATTATCTCCATTGACAACTGCAAGTCACTCAGAAGTGCTTGCGCATGAATTGATGTATTCCGAACACGAGCAGGAATAAGAATTGCCACTTCAACTGTTGCTGTGGGAGGCACAACACCGAATTCATCACCGTATTGTTGGACAATCCAGTCGAACAACTCTTTATGTTCGTTCCACTTAGATTGCAGCCTACGATATTCATCGGTTAGTTCGAATACCTCTGTTCCTTCTTGGCTTGCCATCAACTTTCCTTTTGAGAAAGCTGCGCCTCACCAATTGGAAGTTCTTTAAGAACACTCCCAAGCTCATAAGGCCAACGATAGCCAGTGACACGGTCACGTTTGAATGCTTTGATATTGACAGCATCAGATTGATTGCCGCCAAGAACCAGTAGATTTCCAGATTCTGTCTTACCGACAACAAAACCAACATGACCACCACCGTCGCGAGTGAACACAACAATACAACCATAAATAGGCTCATTGATTGGTCTTCCCCATGTCAGATAGGATTTTGCTGATTCAAATCGGGATGAAACAATGCCTGAACGTTCCAGCATTGCTCCAACAAATGCAGAACACCAAGGAGTTTCGTCATCTTTGATGCCGCCACGCTTAATGTCTTTCCACATCTGGACAATCTCTGGATTGTGCTTCGGGCCTTTAATCTCGCTCAAACCAATGAACGATTTGCCTAATTCAATCCAAGGATAGGTCATTTACTTTCCTTTCAACGCATCGGACAGCGTTGTGTTGAGGAGGTTTTGAAGGTCGGTGAGTGTTTTCAGCTCGGCTTTGGCCTTCTCCAAATCTGCCCGCAGCTTTTTCAAAACATCTGCTGTTGGGAGTTTGAACCAAACATCTGCTGTGTGCGTTTGCATACAAACATCGGCCGTTTCGTGTACACACTCTTGCACAATTGCCACATCTTTGGTGAGTTTATCCACCGCCTTTGTGGCTTTTGCAATTGCATCAGGTATTTCTTGAATCGACAGCATTGATTACATCTTGCTTGCTGGTGGCACGACAACGCCAGTCAGAATTTCATCCAACTTTACCTGCAATGTCGTTTGCGCACTGTTTAAAATACCCTGATATTCCATCAGAGCAATAAGTTTGTCCTGCTGCAACTGCCAAAAGGCTTGCAACGGAACCATAGTCCAAACGCCTGGGTCTTCTGTGTAAACTTCAATTTCGGTTTGCCCGTCTTGGAACCGCGAGGTTAATGTATCCATATACGCCTGCTGCTTTTGAACCTGCAAATTGATATTGTCCACAGATTTTGGTAAATCCTTGATATCCAAATTCAATCCCTCTTGGAGGTTGGTTGTTTGAGTTGGTCTATTTCCCTTCCAACTCGTGCAGTGCCCTCACACGCTCTTCTGAGCGCATTCTTGCCGCAACTGTGTGCAACAAGTTGAGCAATTCATGTTCAGTTAATTCCACATTCAATAACCCAACCATTGAGTTTACCTGCAAGAAGTTTGCCTGCATCTGCCCGGAATCAATAGTCGAGATTGTTTTGCAAATTTGTTGGTACTCTAAATCTTTCGACATATCAAGTCGTGCTCCGATTTGTCCGCTTGGGCCATATTGGTGTCAGCGTATAAGGAAAGATAGATTCGACCGTCAGGTTTGTTCCCCATTCGTGCAATACGGCCATTGTCTATGTTCATAAAGATTGCGTAATCACGGCTCTCTTGAGGAACTTCCATCCACAAGCCTTTTTCAAGGCGAATGCTGGCGAATATTGGATGCTTTGCAGAATCTTGGTGCAGTGAAACATCGAAACCCTGACAATCAAATGCCGCAGTTCGCGGAAATGTTGCTGCCTTTGTTGCAGTTGCCAGAATAAAGGCCAAACATAGTGTTGCTAAAACAAGTAATGCCAAATAGAACGTAGCATTGACAATTCGATAAAGAATTTTCATATAAGTTCTCCAGTTGTTAATCAAAGCACCTCATTACAAGATGCTTTTGTTAACTACTAAAGCTTTTTGACCAGCTCCAACAGTTTATTTGCTGATGCACGCATTTCTGTTCGGGATGTGCCCAACAAAACTTCTTTGTTGATTGTAATCGCAGTTCCAAAGCTTACATTACCAACAGCATCTGCCGGAGTTTCTTCAATTTGAATATGTTGTTCCAACTGTCGTTGTAGACACTGAACAACACCCAATGCTTTCTGTTGATTTTCTTGCATAACTGCCACCGGTTGTTTCACTGTGAAAGGATGAGCCAAACCAAATTTCACATACAATGAAATCTTGCTTCTCTTGCCTTCCTCCAGCAGATTCATCTTTGCGTATGGCGATTGTGTATGGAGATAGTTTCTCTCCACCACATACCAAACACCCTTGTAGTAAACTACATCGCCCGCAACAATGTCACGGGCTGGCAGGATGAGAGTTTCCATTAAAATGGAATATCGTCATCAAAGTCCATTGGCGGCTGCTGTTGAGCTGGAGCCTGTTGTTGTGGAGCTTGTTGCTGCGCCGGGGCTTGTTGTTGTGCAGGAGCACCAGCACCCTGACTACCGCTGAATTGGCCTTGGCCTTGTGGAGCTTTACGCGCTTTCTGCTTCTCTTCCACTTTTGCTGCTTCATCAATAGTCATTTCAGTGAAAGCCAACGACGTGAAACTGCGGCCATTGGATACTTTGTCCCAGCCAGAAATCCAAAACCAGATTCCACGAATCTTGCAGCGACCACGTTGGTCAGGATGAGTGTCCTTTTCTTTGTAGTCATTTTTGCCGATGATGCCGGACATGTTATCGTCATACTGTGCCATATTTACTGCCTCTCTAAAGTTAAGTTAGTTACTACTCTGTTGCAATTCATTGCAGGAAATTCCTTCACATCCAACTATTGTTGAATTAATCAGGCACACTCATTGAATGCACCTTGTTAATTCAGCTTTGCTTCTTCGCCCATTCAATTGCTTGCATGATTGTATCGCCATGACAACGGGCTGGAGCACACCAGCAAACCAAATCTTTACCATCAAGCTCCAACAAATCTTGGATTGTTACTTCGCCTGTTTTTATTTGATTCCAAAGGTGTCTACGATACTGCTCGCAAACATAATCCCGCTGCTCTTCTTTGAACATTTTGTATGGATTATGAAACTTTGCATTTCCTTCAATGCCTCTCATTGAACGACCAATGTACACTGCATTCGAGTGCACACCTTTCGTCTTTGCATAATTCAAAACTCGTGCCATAAATCCTCCAATTACATGAATTCATGACACAACTAATCCCGAATAACATCTGGTAATTGCTTAGAGTTATAAATTCTGAGGAATCGTGTCCTGATTTCAATAACTGAAAACAATTACAAAAACTATTCTATTCAAACATGGTGAACACACCATTAAAATGCTCGAACCGCATTATTGAGCCATCGGAATCCTCACGTTTGCCGGATTAAGCTTGATATGTACCACCTTTTCGTGAATTGGCTCAGGGCCGAAGCCCAAACACCGAATGTCACGCCTGCAATTGTTCTCGGTACTTCTTGATTAATGAATTCACAGGGTACTGGCTCAGAAACCCATACGAAAGTTGAGAACAAATTTGCAAGGTGTGTTAAAAACCACAGGAGCAACTAGCAGGTTGCCCGACTTGCGGGGATTGGATTTAATTGCTCATTTGGGAAGTATGTTTGCACTCCCTCATCGATTGCCTTCCAATTACCAGATGCCAAAGAGCCCTGATAGAAGTGACCAGAATTATCTTCAATGACAAAAACGTTTGCATCCTTAATGAATGCACCAATACGTCCATCTTGACGTGGCACACCATCACCATATCCAGCAACAACCGGATACTGACGTCCATAGGTGAACTGACTGGTTGTGTCACCGATGTATTTAACTTTTCCGCCGAAATTCATGGCAGCTCTCCTATTTAAAGAACACGACAATGCCGTGCTCGTCTACGTAATACTTCATTTTGGAAGTTTCTCCCATTGTCCCAGCGAACGAGCATCGAGTGCTGCAAATCGACGGTCGCCAACATCATCAACAATAATGAATTCACCATCTTTCAATGGCTTGATGTAGTGGTCAGCACCAATTCGGGATTGGTCTTTGGACATGTGCGTTGCAACAACTGTGTATTCACGCATGTATGTCAGGTCATACGCTGTTGGCGACATATATACAGCTTTGTCACCAACTTTGATTCGGTTTGGCAGAATTCTACCTGAGATTGGACAACGTTTCATTGGAACAATACTCCACTGTCAAGTTTGAATTCTCTGAAATAGCTCATGGTGATGAAACGAATTGTTCCTTCATCATCAACTACATTTGCAGAGTTCTCCGAATGCTTCATTATTCCAGAATACATCACAGAAGAACTCATGTTTGTTTCACCAGTGCCGGATATAATCTCGTACACTTTATACGCGGTAAATCCTGACAGTGTGTTTCCACGAGTCGGGACAACACGCATCCCGCTTCGTGTCATTTTGTTACCTTAATTTGAAATTATTGCCAATCAGAACTTTGTCTGTGCTTTGTGTGAAGCTCATAATTGAACGCATTGATGGTGCCCACACTGTACCAGTCCAGTAGAACAGAAAGGCACCGTGTATTCTGTAAAATAAATCTTTTTCTTTCCAAAGTTTCATAGTAATGCATCCTCAATCACAAACACACCTTTGCTGCGCAGCTCTAATTCTAACGCCGCAACACGCTTCTCCAAATCAATGATGTGTTCTTTGGCAACAAGCAACACTTGAGTTGGAACGCTGATGCACATCTCTGAATCGTCAAACTTTGCACGAACTTCTTCACGACGCTGTGCTCGATTACATGCCAACTTAAATGCTGCTAAGTTTCTCATAGAAACACTCCTTTCAGGATAGTAGCCAGAATAAATAAAACAAAACACATCGAGAGTTTATCAATAATGTGGTAGAGAACGCCCTTTTTGACAGGACGTCTTCCACCAGTATTACGAATCAACTCTTCCATAAGCATTTGCTCATAGCGAGTCATTATCGCCCCTTTGTTTTTGATTCCATGAACCAGAATTCATCTTCTTTCGCCTGCAAATATGCTGCGACTTGACCTGCTGTGTTCCCACATTTCACAGGCTCTGCCGCAGAATCCAACAATGTTACATGCGTGATGTTTTCAGAATTCAGTTCCAAGAAGTTGATGGCCTGCTGGTCATTTGCAAACAACACTTCGTCAATGACTGGCATTCCACGGAAGCCGATGCTAAGAACTGTCATTTCAACTCCAGAATTTGCAGGAAACTTGCTGCAAGCTCATTCCCATTGTTGTCATACAAGTAAATCCAAGAGAAATCTTCTTCTCTTTGACCTTGCAACCAGACCTGAACTTCTCGCAGATTCTCAAACTCCTTTTCGGAATCAGCATCTGCATCTGACCACTGCCATTCGACAATCACTCTTCTTCCTCCACCGCTACCTTTTTCACCAGAGTTACAGCTTGTGATTGCATGAAGTTGTAGTATGCACTGTCACGATAAAGCGCAACAGCATTATACAAACTTGAAGAAGTCTCGCACTTAATGAATGCGCCAGACAATGCCTTAATAGTGAATACATCACCTTCAGCCAAACTTGCAAATGTTGGCAATGGTTCTCCAACGTCCTCACTACCAGCAAAGCAAGAAGCCATTGATGAACTGCCATCCACCACTGCATTATAGTAGCTGGACTCTTCCATTACTTTAATGAAGTTCACACCAGCAAATGAAAATAGTTCGCCACCTTTCAATTGGTCAAAAGTCATTTAAAGCCTCCAAAATTAAAGAATAGCTCCCACAACAAAGCAGGAGCTTGTGACACACAAAGTGCCAAACTGTACAACAATGATTAAATTGGAGCTTAATCAGGATGTATTCTGTCACGAAAACACATGCTGATTAGCTCAAATTGAGGCAGGCCAATACAGATTTGCCTTATTTCACATGCAATTAGAATAAAATGGACATGCTGAACTGCAACAAACTCCGTCGCCAATTGACGAAATCTGTCACGAATTCAACATGCACATTGGTATTCAAATTGGCCTCCACATCCCAAGCAAACATCTCGTAATTGGCACAAGATTGTTGGAACGGAAAACCGACCAAGATAGAATCCTTCAATTTAAATTAAAGAAGAATCCACAAATCAGTCACAATATTTAAGCAGGGATAATGCTGCCTACCACAGCACAAAGCCAGATAGGACAAGGCTCGCAGCAAAATTGACATGCCAACACTGATACCAAGTGCATCAATATTGTCACAATATTATAAACGAAATCACATGCCAGATTGACCTGTCATCGTATCTTCGGGTGATTAAATCCCCTAACAATTGGTCACATTCTTACATGCAATGTTTGTTCACAAATTTACATGCCATTGTCGCAGCAATATTGCCACAATATTTATAGCTCAATTCGGGACGGCTTACGGGATGGAATCCGCAGCCAGTGAGGGTTGTTGTTCGACTCTCGTTCCCTTCTTCACTTCTCTTCCAATTCCTCAGCAATTTCCAATTGTTCCAACGCCAATGTTCCCGGCTTGTGAGCGGGCCTTTATAATAGGAACTAACATTGGAGCAACTGGTCATGCTGAGTAGCTACGCTGTCTCCTGTTTGTCGGAGATGAGGTAGCCTAAATGCAGTAACAGTTTCGGATGATATTCGTACCTGATGCATGGTGATTGGAACTTTGAGCAGCTAACTCAGGGAGTTCAATGAGGCTATCATTATCACCTGTACTTCAAGTTGACCTGCTGAATCTGTTTGCAACCAGTCTCAACATGACATGCGGAATACTTCTCCGTGTTCTGTTACTTCACTTCCTACTAATGCCAAATATGTTAGCAATACTACATGCGGTAATATTGCTGAAATATTCGGTTTAAAGATGGCGGGAGACGAAGTCTCACGGCTAATAATAAATAATCTTTTAACAGAATTATTCTTATCTTTCGTGAAACTTCGTTTCCCGTATTTTAACTACTGGCAGAAGTAATAAGCATGTTCGCTCATCAACAACTCTTTCGTTACGATGTTCTCATGGTACATGTTGATGCCACCAAGTTGCTTAGCCAAATGCTCGAATTGATTGTTATCAACGAACACCTCAATGTAGGCAGCTCTGATTACATCCATCATCTGTGGTGCATCAGCCAAGCAGCAACGGAAGCAGTCATGGATTGATGTAAACCCACGAAGTCCAGCTTTCTTAGCATGTTTAGCAACAACACGAGCCACCAAAGCATCGATACCTTGGATGTAGTTAACAACAAAGGTACGAACAAATTCCTCTTTAGTTGGATTTGCTGAACGAATAGACCATGCTTTGCCTTCATTCTGTTGTCCAAAGATGACACGAGTTTGTGAGTCAACACGAATTGAGAATGGCTCACATACTTCCTCAGATGGGAAGCAAGGCTTGTGTACAACTTGTCCATCAGTGTGACGATATGAGAAGAACTCTTTGCCAAGTTTCACACACATTGCGAGAACAGCTTTCTGAGTCTGCTCAATGAACTTGTTAATCTTCTCGCCAAGTGCTGCATGAACTGCATCAACACAAAGTTCAGCGAAGTCATCAAGTTTAGAGACGTCAATCTGCAACTGCTGTTTGACATACTGGCAGAAATCTTTGTTGCCCAACAGTGCAGCAGTACCACCACCATATTGCACAGCCATGTATGGAGTCTTGATAAAGTTGCGACCTGTTTTCTTGTTCAGGTGAGCATCGAGAGTTGCTTGGTCTGGTTGGTAAGATGAACGAGAAAGCAATTTCATCAATTGAACCAGAGACAGTTGATATGGGTCAGCAGCTTTGGAATCAGAATCAACCAATCCTGTTGCCTGTGCCATTTCAAGATTGCCTGCAATGAATGCCAGATATTGAGTACCTGAACATTTAGCATCAAGACCAAATCCTACACGAGAATCACATGCACCTGTTGTTTCGAACTGGAACCAATCAAGAGCCAGACGAACATATGTGAATGGCTTCTTAGGTGCATCATCACGAGACAACAAGTTTTGCAAAGCACCTGATGGATTCTGTGCTACACGGGTGAGCATCTTTGCATCACACCATTTGCCACCAGCAATGTCATCGAGCTCTGCCATGAACATGTTGTATGCGGCAGTTGTTGAGCCGTCAGCATTGAGCTTATTGACCACGTTCTCAACATTGTGAGAATACAAGCAACGAGCAAAGTCACTTGATTGTGGATTTGGGCCAGCACACGCAACGTGATACAAACGACCACGATTGTCAGCAAAGTATTCTGAGAACAGAACATCTTGTGCAGCCATATTCTTAGCAGCATTCCAGACGTGAAGTTCTTGCAGAATTGCAGGTGCAAATGTCTTACCAACTCGTGAATCCATGTCAATCATCTTGCTGATGACATTAACCATTTGCAGGTCGACGTGATACTCGGTCGATTGCAGGAAATCAATTGCAGCGGTCAGAGTCTTACTTGCTTTGACCTTGCCACCTTTCACCATAGGCTTGCGACGATTCTCAGCCGTGATTGGTGTTACAAATGGGATTGCAGAATCCTTAGTTGTGATGAGCTCAATCCAAGACTCAGTCAGTTGGAACGACTTGTCCTCATTCATTGAGATGAAGCCAAAGTGCTTAGCCAATCCAATCAGATTGATGGTTGGGTCGACATAGTGGTATTGCTTCATGTCGTTGTTAGATGAGTTAGCCTTCTTGATAGACGCTTCTGCAAGTGCAACAAGCGACATGGCTGGTACAACATCGTCACGAGTGAGAGCCGTCAACATGTGGAAGATTGCGAGAGACGCAATAGCACAAGTCTGTGGAGCAAACACATCACGCTTAGCACGGAATACGAGTGCAGCGATTGAAGGAACAACAGATTTAGTAGTTTGAATTGAGATAGTCATAATAAGCTCCAATTATTGTAGTATCCACATTCAACTAATGCCGATGATTAGCAGAATGCATGAGTGAGGGATTTAGTTAGCGTAGCCATCCCACGACTGATACAACTGTGGAGCACAATGATGAAGCGAGTGGTGTTGACGTTGACTCATCACCTAACTTGTTTGGCTGTTGTAACTCAACCGATAGGTGAGAAAAAGTTGGAATAGGGACCGTATTTATCTCC